ACAGCTTGCATGTACTCAATAGTACCTGTACTAACACTATCTCTCATGTGCTTAGGCAGTAATGCCCTTAACTCTTCTAGTTCCATGTTCCAATCCTCAAGTGTGAATTCACTACTGTAGTTTATATTGGCATTCAACTTTCTAGTAGCTGATGTTTTATTTTTTATAGGGTGTACTTTCTTAGGTTGGTTCGCTAACAACTTTTTTCAACTTTTTGTATTTGGGTAAAATAATTTTTATATGCAGGGTCTTCCTAACCGTGACAATCACACAACAATGACCCCCCCCGTAGTGTGTACTGGAAAAAGAATGCTTATGCCAAGGCACACACCACTAACGTGGTAGTAAGCAGAATGATCTGCGTTAAGGAGTAATATCATGGCAACTAAGAAACCAAGCGTTGGTGTTGGATCTGTGTGGGCACGTCTGCTATCAGTGGCTGACAATTCCCTAGCAGTAGCAGATAACCTTGCCTTGTCGGGACGTAACGCATCTGAAGTACTCGTGGTTAAGTCAGAGAACTACCTGTCTATCAGCAAGGTCGAAGCTGACATGGCACTGAAAGAAGCTGAAGCGGAACTTGCAGAAATGCAAGCAGAGCTAAAAGCTGCTGGCTTGATGTAACAGCAGTAACACCTCAACCTATGTTGGGGTGTTACACCCTTCACAAGCACACACCACTAACGTGGATGTAAGCGAATCATCTCGCTTAACAGAGTTAATCCAATGCTTAAAGTATTACTTGGCTTCGCTTGCATCATGTGCATTGTGTTAGCTACCAGCATTATTGCTGAAGCGCAGCATTCTCACGAAGTAATATGTGCAGCAGTGCTGTTAGCTGTAGCTGCAGCTATCATCAACCTATACCTACTACTACCTTAATGGTAGTAGTAGTTTCTTTTCTTATTAATAAATAAGCACACATTAATAATCACACATTAATGCACACAGCAGTAAGACAGTAATACCCGTAAGTCATATTAAAACTATCTGCAACTTTATTAATATTTTCTATTTAACTATTATTAACGCATTAGTTAATTAGTCTTAGTTAACCTTTAAATAAATTACTCATTTAATTCAATCAGCAATTTTAATTAAAAATTTAACTAACCTTAGTCATTGATAACATTAACATTCGTACTCCAAACACACTAAACCCCATACATAGACTAACTATACCTTTCCATACCCTACCTAAACGCTAACCACTATCGTGGTTAAGTGCGATCTACTTCGCTTACAGAAGGACACTCACCGATGCAAACACTTCATACCTTCGTCGTAGAACTGATTTCAGATCTACAACGTCTACCAGAAGAACAGCGTAAGCACCACTACGACGAAATGATGTTCGGTAGTAGCCGCATCGGTAAACGGGCGGTACTGGCCGAAATGGCTAAGTCACCTGTACTAAGCAGTCTTTACGCAAGTATCCCTAAGGCTTAATCCCTTTAATACCTAACTTCGGTTGGGTATTAAAACCTTATCCGCTATCGCGGATAGAAGCATCTTTAATCCACTCTCTCTCTTAGAGGTACGTATGCAAAAGCTCAAACAGTTCAGCAATGGTCAAGGGTGGTTTAACTGCTTTATCGCAACCATGGCGATGAAGCCAAAAACCAACCACGCCCATCTCGTCCTGTTGCTGTCCGAAGATCGGGCAGTAGCACGGGACGTAGTGCACCACCAGTTTGAACAACTGGTGGTGCAGCTAGAAGCGCTGCGCGACACCGGCGCTGCTCAAGTGTCCAAAAAAGGGCGGTGGGTAGCTAATTTGCCCATTGGTCAAGTGGCATTTAAGAGTGGCTTTAACTTTCGCAATGCAAATCCATATCTGTATCTGTGGCTCAACGGCCACTTGATATACGTCCAAAAATGAAACCCACCACACCATTGCACTAGGCAATGGTGTAGTAACTACTTCAAAAGTAATTATGTATTCACTTCGTTCATACTTTTTATGTTGTGACTAAGCCACTTCGTGTCCGTCACAACTAAGACAGCTATCGCTGTAGACAGCATTCTTTCGGAGTATCTCAATGCTACTACTGATTGGCTTAGCCATCTGGCTATTAGCCACGGTGTGCCACCTTGCGTGGCTTACCCTTACAGATCGTACCACTGCCCTCAATTGGACATGTGGTATCCAACTGATCTTTTGTTTAGCTCTCTTGGCTTACCTAGAGAGCTAAACACGAACCTCCAACTTCGGTTGGGGGTTCTCTTTCTTAACGGCTATCGCCGTTAAAAGCAGTCTCCTCTGCTCAACTCTTCTTAGGAAATCATCATGGCCGGATACACCCTCAACTCTCCTTCCCGTACGCGCACACGTACAGTTGAAACCCAGAAGGCGGATGCATACATCAATCTGCGCGTTAATGGCGCGAATGGCAGTGCCTCGCTTAGCAAATTGGGTATCGCCCTTTACCGCGATAACCCTATCCATCAAGCGATCATTGCCCACGTGGATGCTGGCGGCGACATTGCCGATCTGTTGTCCAAGCTGGAACTCTCATTCCAGCTAGTTACAGACCCAGTGGACATCGGCTTTACGCTGTAGTCCACAAACCCTCACATTGCCTAGTGCAGTGTGGGGTTCTATTCCTCTCTTTCTTAGGACTACCATCATGACACTGGTAAAACGCAACAAGCTGTTCTACGTAGTGGGATCGGGTTGCTCAACGCGTGGTATGACCAAGCGGCGAGCTAAAGCCGTATTGGCTTACTACACCCGCTAAAACCATAAACACCATTACTTCTGTAGTGGTGTTTACTTCTCCTTGTGATGGATGTGCTTCGCACCTCTTTATGTTTCACCTAACTACCTTCGGTAGCGGTGAAACCAGAGCATAAGCTACAGAGACAGTACCTAAGACAGTCAGCTATACCTTTGCCCACTTTCGTGGGTTGGGTGCAGTTGCCCGCGCTTACGCGCTCTTGGAGAGAGTCTTATGTCAGTAGCAAACCAACGTTGGCTTGAGGAACACCACAGCAGTATTCACGCTGCTAAGTTAGTAATCCAAGGAATCAAGGACAGTCCTCTTCAGCAGAAGCTATTCGAGGCACAGACAATGATTAACACTTGGATTGCGAGTCCATCTGCCCACCCTTCCATTGATGTTCTTAAAGCCTCTATTGAGGACGTAGAACGTGCAGTACACGTAGTAGTGAAAAACATTGCCATTGAGGGTGAAACCTCACTAGCTGCGCTAGTAATGCAATGCTTATCAGTCTCTAAGCTAGAGCGTAGACAGGCTATCCAAGCCACTGCAGAAGTTATTGCACTAGTGTCTAAGACAGGACTGTTCTCTATTGAGAAGGGTGAGGAGATATGGATGGTCTATAGCAACATCCAACTTCCTCTAGAAGTGATTGAACACCTAGACCAAACATCCTACCTACCTCCACTAATCACCAAGCCAAAGGTGATTAGAAAGAACATGGATTCTGGTTATTTAACCTATGAGTCTGAGTCTCAGATTCTTGGACATAAAACCAACCGCCATGAGGAATGGATTTCCTTGGATGTGATCAACACACAGAATCAAATTCCTTTGCAGTTATGCGAGGACTTCGTAGCTGTGTACCAAGAAGAAACCCCAGACTTCTTATTGGATGACTACGGTAATCCAAGAAGGAAGTGGGAAGTAGTGAAAGCTGAAGTCAACTGGCATCGCTACAAGCGACAGGTCAGTTACTTCCAAAGTCTCCTATCTGGCTTTGGAAACAAGTTCTACATGGTAACCAAGGTGGATAAACGAGGCAGGTTGTACTGCAGTGGGTATCACCTCAGTTATCAAGGTACTAGCTACCGTAAGGCCAGCATTGAGCTATTCAAAGAGGAGTTCATTCCTCTTGATTAGTATCTGCGTAATGGGGGGATGGGAATCTTACAGAACTATCTGCCGTGAGCTAGGACATCCAGTAGGGGTTAAGTACCGCTACCTAGCACCTGATTACTACATGAGTGATGCAGAATTTAGACAGTTCTGCATTCTAGTTAATGTCCTGAAGCAGGACGTGCATTCTGCAATTCTCACTATCACCAACAGGGGTAAGCCATGATGTTTAGTAATGAGTGTTTCTACTACGGATACAACGTCAAACGTCAAGTGATTCAATCTCCTTATGGGAAACAGAAACATCGTATTACTCCAGCGAAAACTCTTGTTGTGCGTAAAGGAAAGTACAAATGAAGTCATTCACACCGTTCCAGTACCTCTGCATTGATATTGCCAACAAGTTTGGTAAGGACAAAGAGGTGTTTGAGGATCGAATCCAATGGGTAAAATCTAACCAGCATTGTCTGGAGTCTTACATCCCACAAGCAGATGACAAAGCGCAGTTCATTAAAGCTGTACTAGCTCTACGTAAAGTAGAGCAAGGACTTAAAACAGGTCACCTGATCTCATTGGATTCAACCTGTAGTGGTGTGCAGATCTTGAGTGCAGCACTAGGCTGTAAACTAGGCTTAGAAGCTACTGGACTGATTGATACAGGTGAACGTCCAGACGCTTATACGAAGACCACCAAGGTCTTCAATGAGCTACTCAAGATGAATGGGGTCAAAGAGCTTATGGTGGCTCGTAGTGACGCTAAGGACGCGATGATGACATGTATCTACGGGTCTACACAAAAACCAGAGGAGATCTTTGGTAAGTATGTGGATACGTTCTATGAGGCTGTATCAAAGGTTGCTCCTGCAGCCTTTGAGATGCTACCTACATTAGTTGGTTCATGGGACAGAAACACCCTATCTCACGATTGGGTGATGCCTGATAACCATCAAGTCATGTGTCCTGTATTGGTTTCAGGTGAGACACGAATCCAAGTAACTAACTTGGGTAACGCGTCGTTCACAATCCAGTACAAGGAGAATCAAGCTGCTAAGTACGGTAAGGCTAACGCAGCCAATCTAGTACATAGCCTTGATGCTATGATCCTTAGGAACATGATACGCCGTTGTTCCTATAAGGAGCAGCGCGTAAGAGACGCTATAAGCCTCTTAGAGATGTCTATGCTATCCAAACCAGTAAAGGTGACTGACACTGGTTTAGAACGCTTCCTAGCCCTTTACAGAGATAGTCTATGGATTGATCCAGTGGTGATTGAGTTCATCACTATCGATAACGTAGATCAGCTTCCTAAGGCTTACGTAGGGAAGCTACTAGCCCTGCTAAACGAGATGGTGAGCTACCCTAGCTTTGATCTACTAACAGTCCATGACGCGTTCCTATGCAGCCCTAAGCATGGGGATCGTGTGCGGTACTGGTACAAGGAGGTCATGGCTGAACTTAACGAATCCAATGTAATGCAGATGTTGCTGTCCCAATTGCTTGGAGAACCTGTGACCTTGAATAAGCCTAACCTAGCAAAACAGATCCGTCAGTCTAACTACGGTATTGGCTAATCAATGACCCTCCCTAGTGGAGGGTTGTTGTTTTATTTTTTACTAACACCACTTCACTCGCATCCGCACCTTGCGACCTTGCAGGTCTTCAGGTCGCGGCGCTACGCTCGTTTGTGGTGTTTACTGCTAGGTTGTTGGTTGCCGCACTTGCGTGCGGTTTAACCCTAGTGAGTCACTATTGGTGCGAAAGATGTATACATGTGATGCAAAGTATCTAGCTGCATTAATGCAGTTAGGATTTACGTTAATGGATAGTCAACCTACGAACACCATTTCATTTGAGCACTTTAAAAAGGTTAGGTATGCGCCCTACAGCTACAGAAACCTATCCAATCAATCCATGGATTACATTGCGCTTATGCTGAGTGTTACTCAAGATTCACCATCAGAGATTATTGCTAAAGCTTACGTGCAACAACACCTAGGAGAATAACTATGATTAGGTTGTTTGTGCATACAGATGTACTCACTCAGGAAAAGTACGATCTATTGGTTAGTCATGTACCTACAGTACATTACGTATACACCCAAGGTATTTGGGTAATTCATATTAGTGAATTAAGCGAAACACGTATGCGTCTATACCCTAGCACTTTTGCGTGTAACTCACTTATGACAGCACACGATTTAAACGTCTTAATATTACTACTGAATACAGGTATTACCGGTTACCAGCTAAGAAATAAGTTACTGCAATTAAATGTGAGGATTCCATGATTCAATTCCAAGTAGCAGAAGGTGTAATGACTGAAAAGTTACTTAATGCCTTTACTCAATGTATTGCTGTAACCGCCTATGTAGACGGTGATAATGGTAACTACCACATACATATTTACGAAAGCGGTTTTCACCCTAGTATTGTTATGTTTAGAGAGCATAAGAACTTTCCGAACTGCACAATCAATAGTCATGAGCTAAACCAGTTATTGTTGCTAATCGTGGCAGGCACACGACCTCAAGATTACAGATACAAGCTTACTGAATTAGGACTTCTATAATGATTAGTGTAGGAGTACACGTACCCCATGATCCTAAAGAAATGCGGGCAATAAAGAAGACATATAGCCTATGTCACCACATGCAAGGGTTTGGTCCTTTAGAAGCTAGTAAGTATTACGTAATCCATATTTATAAGATGGGTGCATCTATTCAGTTAGAGCGTATGTGGTGCATCCCAAGAGGTAGTCTACTTACTTGGAAACAGGCAAATGAGCTACTAATGCTCAGAAAACTAGGTATGTCCCTAGGAGATCTTGATAAACGAAAGGGTGCTTTTCTTGAGGAAAATCGAAAAAGCGATGCTGGAGGCTCTAAAAAACAAAGAGAACTGGCAACTAAGTAACACGGTAGTACGGGATGGTTACGTCTACCTACATGGTAATGAGCTAGGCCACATCAATGAGCTACAGATCTTTGAGGTTAATACAACGACATTAATCAGTTGGCCTACTCGAACTACCATATCCCGCTTACGCTCACTTGGTGTTCCAGTGTGTTTAAAGAAAGGTGCTGTTTACCTTGGGGGTCGTAAGCTTGAATAATTCCGCACTTGTGTGCGGTTTGCTGAACTGAAAAGTTTACCCTCATGAGTTTTCTCGTTGCTCATGGGGGTTTTTTATACACGAGAATAACGAGGTGTTGTATGTGCAATCGCATTAAAGATAGTGATGCAGCAATGATTTGTGCTGCATTCAAACATGGTGAAGCTACTCGGGAAGAGTTAGCAGAGACCTTTGGATACAGCAAAACCAGTATCCGTAACATCTTGGCTGATGAAGGTCTCATTCGAAACATTCACCGCAAGACTCCTAAGCAAAAAGAGATTTTGGATTACCTAGAATCCAAAGGTGTTACTTGCTTGGATCACCTCAAAAAGATTCTCTAATCGTTTTACACAGCTACCTAGTAGGTAGCTGCAGTAAGACATTTAGTCTTAGTCCCCCAACGCTTCTAACGAGAGCAAAAGCATGAAAGTAAATATTTCCTCAGCGATCAACCTGATCACCCGCTGCCTCAACCAACATATTGTTCCTTACTTGGTTTCATCACCAGGTATGGGTAAGTCCGCTATTGCTAAAGTAGTGGCAGACAACATGGGTCTCTACCTGATTGATATGCGCCTGTGCCAAATGGACCCGACTGAAGTCAACGGCTTTCCTTGGATTCATGAAGGCGTAGCCAGCTATGTACCTATGGATGTGTTCCCAATCGTAGGTAAAGCCATCCCTGATGGCTACAAAGGATGGTTGATCCTACTAGATGAATTGTCCTCTGCATTGCCAGCTACGCAGGCGGCAGCTTACAAGCTTGTGTACGACCACATGGTAGGTCAGACACCTCTGCATGAGCAGTGCTACATCATGGCTGCAGGTAACCTGTCTACAGACAACGCGGTAGTAGAGGATATGTCTACTGCATTGGCATCACGAATGGTACACATTCATTTGGGTACTGACGTGAATGGTTGGAAAAATTGGGCGATGTCCAAGATTGATCCACGCATTTTGGCTTACGTATCTTGGAAGAAAGAGGAGGGTCTGAACAACTTTGATCCTACCTCTAGCGATCCTACCTTTGCATGTCAACGCACATGGGAAATGGCATCCAAGCTGATCAAAGATGTGCCGGTGCTGAGTGACGAAGACAAGGTGCTTCTGTGGGGTACTATCGGTAGCTTGGCTGTTGAGTTTACGGCATTTGAAAGCCTCACAACTCAACTCCCTTCCATCGAACAGATCGTTGCAGATCCTAGGGGTGTTGCTATCCCTGAACGTATGGATATGCGCTATGCGCTTACTGCAAAGCTCGTCACTGAGCTTAACGAAAATAATGCACTGGCAGTGACAGAGTTCAACGAGCGCTTCCCTATGGAGTTCGTAATGCTGTTTGGAACGATTATTGTATCTTCCAAGCAACACACACTGTCCTACCCATCCATGGTTAGCTGGCTGGAGCGTTTCACCAAACGTTTCACTGCAGCATCTAGCCTCTAAACAATCCCACTATACCCCTCTTAATTGAGGGGTATTTTATTGGAGTAAGCCATGATTGAAGACAGTATTTCTATAGCTAAGCTTGGTTTGATGCAGCAAGCAAACACAACGTTCTTTGCGTATTTCGCTATGAATGTCGCTGTGCATGTTAGTGACAAGCTTCCCACAGCTTGGACTAATGGTTTAACCATTGGAGTTAACCCTGACTTCTGGAAGGCTAACGCGAATCTGCGTAAGTCGATTTTGCTGCATGAGATGCTGCACATCATTTATAAGCATCACGCACGCCTTCTAGGGCGTGATCCAAGTAAAGCTAACCGTGCTATGGATTACGTTATCAATGACCATATCAAGAAGCTCAGTATGCCAATTGGCTCTGACTGGTTATATAACAGTGATTATGAAGGTATGGCATGGGAAGAAATCTACGAGCTACTGCCGGATACCCCTAGTGACAATAACCCTCTAGCAGGCGATATGCAGCCTATGGAGGGCACTGCAGAGACTTTGGCTAGCACAGTAGACGATATGCTTGTGCGTGCAGCTACGCAGGCGGCAGCGGCTAATCAAGCTGGTAGTATCCCCGCTGACTTACAGTTGCGAATAGATAACCTGATTAATCCAAAGTTACCTTGGCAACAGCTACTGCGTAAGTACGTAGGCGGTAAAGCCAAGAACGACTACAGTATTCGTCGTCCAAACAAACGCTTCATTCCTATGTACGCACCATCACTACTGAGTGAGGGTATTGGGGATATTGCAGTAGCCTTTGATACTTCAGGATCTGTCAGCGAGTCTCAGTTTCGTGCTGGTTTATCAGAGACTCACTTTGTCTTGGCTAAGCTAAAGCCAACGAATATTGACTTCTATCAGTTTGATCATGGCATTCGCTCTATGCACAAGATCAAGACTGCTGGAGCGTTACTGAGCATTCCATTTGTAGGAGGAGGGGGTACATGTGTTGTAGACGTACTTACTGCCTACAAGAAGAGTAACGCCAAAGTTATGGTATTCATCACTGATGGTTACTTTAACACCGACCTAGTAGATCCAAAGAAACCAGTCATATGGATTATCTATGGCAATGCTGCATGGGTAGCTCCATTCGGGACTGCAGTACACGTAAAAGAATTTTAACCTATACCCCTCTTAATTGAGGGGTAAACTTTGCTGTAGATGTTCATGAATACAACGCGTAGCCTGCGATTAGGATTAAGCAGAGAGGAGAGTAAACTAATTAAGCATTTATTCCCTAGTAAAATTTACATCAATTATACTGCAGAGTTTATAACTATTACTGAATACAGTAGAGGCTACTTAGTAAATTGCGCATCCGTTAATAGTGACGCTTCTTTACACGGCACATTTGCAGACAAAGTCAGATTTTTATCTGAGTTATTTACTCTAGATAACGACATCAGGTTTGTTTGTAGAAAAGAGTACAAAGCTCACATCCCATACAAAGATCAATAGGAATATATTATGTGTACACCGTATTTAAGGCTATCACTTAGTAAAGAAGAGTCTTCCTTTATTAAGACACTAGTACCACATTTAATCTGCGAAGATTGTGGACAAGATTTGATTAATGAATTTGCTTTTGGAAATTTCAGAAGTACAGAGTCTTTCAGTAGTGACGCGTATTTAGAAGGATCTGTTCCTGAAATACTCATATTTGTGTTGTCATTAGCAGATGATGTGGATTTTGTCCAGAGTAAAACCTACCAAGCCAGAATTCCATTTACAAATCAATAGGGGTTACCAGTATGATTATGTTAGATGTAGGTAGGATGTGTTTAGTAGTACCTGACTTGTCAACAGCAGATGTTACTCTCTTGATAACCTTACTTGGTTTGAACCACTTCAGTGGACTTCCTGTAAATAATAACTTACCGCAGTTATGTATTAACAGTAATAACAAACCATTTACTGTAATTTACTCCCAAGCACACTCCAGCAATCCAATACTGAAAGGTAATCTTGCTGAAGTGTTAAGAGTAATCACGGATAGTACATTTACTGCCAGAATGCGTAACAAGGGTTTATATAGTGCTAGTGCTATATTAGAGGAGTACCTAACATGATTAACATGACTTTAGTCAATACTGATTGTATTGTATTACTAGATCTTAATGATAATGAACTTACTATACTAGCTAACCTTTTACAAATACCATTTAGAAAGTCATTTTTAAATAGTAAATGTCGTTACCCACACTTATGGTTTTATGAAAACCAAGTCTATTCTATTACTTACAATGGTACATATGAGTATGATTGCCAGATTGAAGGTACTTTAGCAGAAATACTCCAGTTATATACCGATCCCTCGTTTACTGTTTCAGTGCAAGAGTCTACTACATACTGCGCTAGCGATTTATTAAAGGAGCATTCATCATGATTACTTGGGACTCACGCATTCTTAGTTACATACTACTACCAACCCTTACCGTTGTTGAATTAGAGCTACTAGCTAAATTTCTAAAGATACGGTTTTCAGATGATAAGCTGCATGATTTTACATATGCTCATTTATGGTTTTCAAATAGTAAGTTTGAATCTATTACCTATGGGACACCACTACTAAGGGACACTTCAATAGAAGGTACACTAGTAGAAATAATACGGTTATTATCCGATCCCACTGTAAACGTTACTGTAAACCCCGGTATGACCTATAAAGCCAGTGAGTTGTTAAAGGAGTTTTGCTAATGATTAATAGTGAAGGTTGCGTAGGTCTTGTAAACTTAGAAGAAAGCGATCTGCGGTTACTAGCAGCACTACTAAACGTTCCTTATGAGGATGCCGATTCTTGTGGTATCCATTCAATAGAATTTTCTATAGCAGGAAGACCAAAAGCGCTTTCTTTTATTTGGTATCTAGATGCCCCTGTTTTAACAGGAAGTGTAGCATCCATACTGTGGTTAATAACCACTAAGGATTACTACCTTCAACCTGAACCTGAATGCACTTACTGTGCTGACACACTAAGAGAGGATTTTGGAAATGGTAGTATCGACTAGTTCTTATTATTTAACATTGCCTGAAATGAGCCAAGATGATTTTACAGCTTTAACCTTACTACTTAATATACCTGTTAGTAGTAGGGTGCTAAGTTTAGGTGTAAATTCACGTAGGGTTTTTCACTTAGATTTCACACACTCCACTAATAAACCCCAGAGTGCATATACACATGATTTAGCACCTCAAGATCCAAAGCTTATAGGCAGCTTGATTAATATCTTAAAACTAATAACAGATACAGAAAACCATGTTCATATAGGTGACTACAAAACCTATAACGCAGATACAGGAGTATTCTTATAATGAATAGTTCTCATGCAGCCCTAGCAGATTTAACGCTAGAAGAGGGTCAACTACTAGCTGCACTTCTTAAAATACCTTTTAGTTACGCAGGTGGTAACGATCTTCTAGTGTCTTTTAATTATGACACCTGCAAAGCAATACAGATTATATTATTTTCAAGAGGCATTCTTCCTATTGTTCACGGTAATCTTAATCAGATATTGCAGTGGTTAATAGTGTATAACTACGATCCAATGGATTTGGAATACAATCGACATTATAACGCAGTAGAACTCACACAAAGAAGGAAGTATACATAATGCTTTTGAAGTTCGCCGTACTTCCAGATATTTCTTTTGCAGAAGCTGAGTTATTAGCTAATCTACTAAAAGTAGAATTCATTTATGAATCTAGGAAAAACAAGGAATATGTACCACATGTGTTTTTTCATAAAGGTACGTTCTATATACGTATGTGTATTGCTAATGATTATGATCCTGTAGTACACGGAAGTATTGATAAGTTATTGCAATGGTTAACTAACTGTATAGGTAGTTCGCCAACCTTCGAAATAACTAGTTGTTACTATGCTGGAGAGCTTATTAAACCAATAATAGAAAAAGGAGCTTAGTAATGATAATACACCATGCAGTATTAAAGGATATATCTACAAATGAAGCAGTCTTGTTAGCAAACTTTTTAAATATAGATATAATAATAGATCGTGAAATAGTTTATGCAGAAACCAACATCTACTTTTCACTTGGTACATTAAAACCAAATATCGTCTATGTAGGTTCTAGTTTCCCTACTAATCCTTTAGTACACGGTAACCTACATCAAGTTTTACAATGGTTGTCATTACCAGCTAATAGACGACTACCTCTTCATGTAGGCTTTGTCTATACAACTACTGATTTAATCAAACCAGAGGAGTAAGCCAATATGAAGCACTTAGCTCACTACGCTATGTTAGAAGATTTATCCTTAGCGGATGCTGAATTATTAGCACGGCTACTCTCTATAAAGAGCAGCTATGGTATGGAACTCTCTACGGCTAATGGTGCTTACTTGCCGCATGTGTTTTTAGATCGCTCACGTAATGGAGTACCGGAAACAATAACCTGTGTCATGGGCTATCTAGGCAATGAACCTTCTATCAAAGGTAATCTAGCAGACATCCTAAGATTACTCACTATGAAACCAATACCTGCAATCTATCGTACTGATTGTGCTATATCAGTAGACGAGCTTATATCTAGAGCAACTAAGGAGAATAATAAATGAAGAGTTTTGGTGTAACGCTTCCTGACTTATCTATACAAGAGTCTTTACTACTGTGCGCCCTTCTAGGTATTAATCACCATAAATACTCTGACTCTAGACTACCTAGAATACATGTACGCGCAGGAAAACCACATCACATGATTTACACGACTGCACTGTCTTATCGTACCTCCCTTCACGGTAACCTACCTGAGCTATTGCTATGGTTATCTAGAGATGTAGTAGTAGATCCTAGAGACTACGGTAAGATTAACCACGTTAATGAATTACTCGAATTAATAAACGGAGAGCCTAGTCATGATAATGCACTACCCTAGACTAGAGGGTTTATCACAGTCAGAACTAGTAATACTAGCTAGTTTATTAATGATTCCTATAGCCAATAGGGATAACAAAATTCCTTATCTACTTTTAAACCAAGCATACAAACCAGCAGAAATTGTTTACTGGTTGCCGTGTGCTAACGACACTATAGTTAAAGGTACGTTATCTGAAATGCTTCAATGGTTAAGTACATTGCCTATTGAACCTGTGTTTACCAGTAATACAGTAATTAGTGTCCGTTCACTAATGCGTAAACAAAATAAGGAGTTATTCAATCATGATTAAGCAGTACACAAACTATGTGGCACTTCCTGAATTAAATGAAGAAGAGGCTACTTTGGTAGGACACCTCCTATCTATAGTTACTGATGTAAAGCAGCTATACAACCATGAAGATAAAAAAGTTCACGTTTGGTTTGATGATTATAACTTATCTAAAATAAATGGTATTAACCTCTGTACTTATTTACCTGAGTTCGATCCAGCAGTAACAGGTACATTACCAGAGATAATCCAATGGTTAGCAACTAATACTAGATGTCTACCATACCGTACTGACACAAGAGTGACAGTCCAAGAGCTACTAGCATGGAGTAACCATGAGTACCAGTTATAAACTAGCAGAATATGTAGCACTTCCTAGCATTACTAAAGAAGAGGGTGCTCTACTAACCAGTTTACTAGGTGTGCCGTACTACGATGATTTTCAAGAAGGTAGTGAGGAAGTTCTGCACCTATGGTTTGGTATGTCAGATAATTTAAAAGTGCTTCATGCCAATTATCGTAGGCTTATTCCTAGTGATCCTACTGTAATAGGCACTCTAGTGGAGTTAGTACAATTGTTTAGTAATTTCACTAACGATTGTATACCTACTACAGCACATTACATGGAAGCTAGTGCTTTATTAACAAGGAGTAAACCATGATAAATGTTACCTCAGTAAAGCTTACTATTTCAAAAGGTGAAGCAAACTTACTAGCAGCAATGCTTAATGTACCTTTAGTTAGTTACAGTAATTACCTTGGTGTTCCTTACTTACGTTTTAACATGGATGGAAGCTTACGTATGGTAGTCATAGCAACACCAACATCAGCAATATCAACTAATAGTAGTATACCTGTATGGAAAGGATCATTAGCAGACGTGCTCAGAGTAATCCCACTTATGAACCAGAACAGCTTCTTAAAGCCAGAAACGGTCTATGAGTTAAGTAACGTCACTGACTTTAATTAAGAGGAGTAAACCATGAAAGGAACGCACTCAGCGTATCTCACATTGACTCGTGAGGAGTTTCTAATACTAGGTGGATTTCTTAATCTACCTGTATGTGGATTTCCAATAGGTACTCCTTACGTATGTTTTAACTCAGAAGGTAAAGTAAAGGAGTTACGTTATATGCGTACTAATTTAGGAATATCTCCTACATTAGATGGTACTTTACCAGATGTATTAAAAGCACTTACGTTACTAAATAAAGAATCCTATATAGCAGCATCTAAAATATATGATCTCAGATCAGTTACTGCATTCCCTAAGGAGAACAAACCGTGATTAATATTGTAGCTTACACTACCATTGTAATGGCTTTAGTATTTAGTGTTATGGCTATCTTTCATTGCATACTGTTAGTAAAGAGTACTAAACCATACAAGTTTTACACCATATACTTACGTGCCTCATTAACTGTACCTGAAGGTAACTTATTAAAAAGCTTACTCAGTAACCAACCACTAATACACGTAATAGTAAAACAGGGTTATGTGTTTATTACCCGTAAACGTATGCTGGCAGATCCCTTAGAATGTATTCCTGCAGGAGAAGATATTCCTGTATTAAAAGGTACATTCTCTGAAATAGTAAACTGGTTATTAACCCTACCAGAAACCGCTGTGTTTATTTCAGACACTACGTATACAGCCAGCGAACCATTCATACAGGAGTAAACTTTATGGCTATATTCTCTAAAGTATTTACTTGTAGTAATCTTACAGTAGCTGACCTAGATATGTTAATGCTATTAGGCTTGATTAGGGATTACGATCACTACGGTAAACATTGTAGTATTTACACTTCCTATAATGTAGATAGAAGACTACTAGTTGTAGATCATTATATATGCTTCTTACCTATAGCAGAGATTATTATAATCTTAGCCAAGGCCAAAGAAGAAAATGTACTGTTGTAGTCGCGTCTTCCCTCGACACCGCATTTCAATCGTAAAGTCTACGACTTTACTCAATCATGCTGCTCGTCCAGACGCTCATAGAGAAGAAGTAGCTAGAAGCTCATAGGAAGCTCTACACGCCTCTCTAAGCACTAATTGGATGAATCGTACCTCCTACCCTCATTACACCCCTCTAATCGCTTCCTATAGCCATAGAACACGTAGTGCCGCAAGCGAACGCTAGTGAGCGTTAGCGAGTACGTAGTGTTCTTGGCGTATAGGAAGCTGAATGAAGAAATAAATCCCTACTCAAAACACCTATAATATATAGGGACTTTTTATACCAAATTCTTGAATAGAATCAAATACTTACGTAACTCATTTTTATACACCCAAGTGTAAAAAGAAAAAAAAAATATACATTACTGTATATTTTTAAGTTACTCTCAAGATCTGACTCTGGAGATATGCAACATGGCGCAGCTTACTATTGACCTAGATATAGGTCAAGACTTTAGCATTACCTCAAGTAAACCAAGACATCACGTCTTTCCTTTTTCTGCTATTGGGAGACCGTCAATGAATAGCAAACTTCCATCCTTTGATACGGGTGCAGTGCTGATGCACCTAAGCACTATAGCCACATGGATGTTCTGGACACTGGAATCTCAACTACACAGAGATCGTAAGACCAACATATGTGTGCTTAACAAGTCTCACTTGCCTAAAGAAGAGGCAGGAAGAATCCAACGAGCTTACGTAGAGCTTTGCGCAGCTAAGCTGATAGTACGTATTGCTCCCCACACCTACCTTATGAATCCTGCAGCAATGCTTCCTGAATTCTCACAGTGCGAAACTGTTTGGCTTCATTGGGAAAAAGCTAGGACTTCTAAGAATCTACCTATTTAAGCCAAGGAGTAACCATGCTTAATGAAGCTCAAGAGAATGCAGTCTTACAGATGACTACATTCTTAATGAAACCAGATCAATTCATGGTTTTAGAAGGTCCTGCAGGGTCTGGTAAGACGACAGTAGTGAAAGAGTTCTTAGCCAAGCTACCTGTAGGAATGGATGCAGCTAGATGCTTAGGTAAGCCAATGTTAGGTCATGTATTGACTGCTACCACTCATGCAGCAGCAGCACAGCTAGCACTGGCTACCCATGAAAACGTGTCTACAGTGCATTCAGCACTGCTACTGACCTGCTCTAAGATTGGAGATAAACTGAAGTTCTTCAAATCCAGTAAACAACACCACAACATCCTGTTGATTGTTGATGAAGCCTCATACATTGATGAAGAATTCTTTGGGTTAATCAAAGATTCCATCTGCTCAAAGAGCAAAGTTATTTTCATTGGTGATGCTGCTCAGCTACCTCCTGTAGGCTCAAGCAACTCAATGGTATTTAACTCTGGATTCCCTTCAGTTTCATTAACCAAGGTAATGAGAAGTAACGGAGCTATTGGTGAATTAACCTTGGCTTTACGTGCAGCAGTGATTAATCAAATCCCTCCTAAGTTACCTGTAGGTGGGGGTAACATCACCTACCTTAGTGCAAGCGACTTTAAAGAGAAGATGCGACTGAACTACGCAGATGACCCTCGAAAGGCTTTGTTCACTTGTTATACCAACATGACTGCACTCGCGGCTAACCGGTACATCCAAGACAACCTACATGGTGTGCCTTTACCTAAAGTAGGAGATTTAATGCTTTACAAAGACGAGTCTGTTGTACACGTCAAGAAGGGTAACTTGCTGTTGGTCACTAACGTGCATACGACAAAACATGATCGGGATATTGAGTACACCTCAGTAACGTTTGGTAATGTCACTTTTCGTATACCTACAGACATTGATTACGTACTTAAAAAACGTAAGTCCTCACCCGGTGAAAAACATTATCAAAACTACAAAGACATCCGTCATTCTTATGCAATGACAGTACACACTGCTCAAGGCTCTACCTATGAAAACGTGTTTTTAGATCTCAGTGATCTCTCCCAATGCCGCGATTGGAAGCTCAAACGTAGACTGCTTTACGTAGCCTGTTCCAGAGCTTCTAAGCACCTCTACCTTACTGGTGAATACAAGGAGTAACCATGCGTCATATCAGCTTCACACAGCAGCCTAGCTACGCTGTAGCTATCCTGATCAAAGAGTCTTCCATGAATGAAGGCTCAATGCTCCAGCACTATGTCACTCCTGCTGTACAACAGGGACTAGCACTAGAATCCTTCTATGCAATCTCCTTGGCTTATAACGGCAAGAAACTTCCTGTAAGCCTCTGCAAAGAGTATCTAGGGATGATCCTACCCACCATCAAGCAACTAGGCACTAAGACGATCCTATGCGCTGATAGCGGGTACTTCAAAGCACTCACCAAGAAAGCCAATCCGGATAGCTGTATTGGTTATGCAGTACCTTGCACCATTGTTGGATATGAAGACTTGAGTGTGATCTACACAATCAACTACTCAGCCCTAGTCTATAACCCTGACCAAGCCAGTAAGATTGTGACCTCTGTCAAAACGCTAGTCCTACACCTTGCAAATACGCTTGTAACGCTCGGTAGTGACATCATCCATCATGCAGAGTACCCAAGTACCAATAAAGCCGTTGGGGAGGCTCTAACGCGCTTACATAAGCATCCAGAGCTGACAGTGGATATTGAGGCTTTTAGCCTTCAGCTACAGAAGGCAAAGGTGGGTACATGTTCATTCGCGTGGGACAAACACTCAGGAATGGCCTTCCTATGCGATTACAGACCCTGTGAAGAGCAGTCTGGTATCTTTGGGTACTGTCACCCCAACAAGCCTGTCAGAGCACTTCTCAAGCAATTCTTGGAGACCTACCAAGGAAAGCTTATAGCTCACAACTCAAACTACGATTTCAAAGTCTTAATCCATGAATTATTCATGGAGCATCCTTTAGATACTGTAGGGATGCTCAAGGGTATTGAGACACTCACTAGATTGTTTGAAGATACAAAGCTTATTGCCTACTTGGCATTGAATAGCACTGCTGACGTATCCCTATCTTTGAAGTCCTTGGCTCAACCATATGCAGGCAACTATGCAAACAGTGAGATCAAAGATATCCGTAAGATTCCACCTATGGATTTGTTGAAGTACAACCTCACAGATTGTTTATCTACTTGGTACGTCTACGAGCAGCTTAAACCAGTCATGGTTAACGATAATCAGGAGGTCTTGTATGAGACGATGTTTAAACCGTATGTGAAAGTAATCCTACAGATGGAATTAGTAGGAATGCCTCTAGTACCTGAAAGGGTATTGGCGTCTGAAACTAAACTACTGACTATCATCAATGAGGCTAAAGACCATGTGTTAAACCATGCACTTACTCAAGAAGCTTTACTACTGTTAAAACAGCGTAGAGTTATCTTGGATAATGTGAAGCTCAAAACCAAGGTAAGAACTCTGGATGATTTAATTAAGATGGAGTTCTCATTAAGTAGTGATGCTCATTTAAGAGTATTGCTGTTTGATGTAATCAAGCTGCCTGTGTTAGAAACCACAGATACTGGCTTAGCTAGTGTTTCTTACGAGCAACTGAAAAGTTTGATCAACCACGCTACTGATTCCGAACACATTGGATTAATCAATAGCATTAATCTTTGGAAGAAGGCAGACAAGATATTAAATACCTTTATTAAGGTGTTTAAAGAAGCTACTCCCAAAGCAGATGGTCGCAATTACCTACACGGTAACTTCAATCTAGGAGGGACAGTATCTGGTAGATTAAGTAGCTCAGGGCCTAATTTACAAACAATTCCTAGTAGCTCCGAACACGCTAAGTTAATCAAACAATGCTTTGTAGCACCTAAAGGATATATCCTTGTTTATGCCGATTTTTCTTCGTAAATATTGCGACCTTACACTGCAAAGTGTATTGAAAACTTCTTTAATTCGGTGAAACCCTGACCATTAAGTTGAAGGCAATACCGAGCTAAGACTTGTATATCTGTCCTCTTGTAGTTAAAGTCACTTTTTAACGGTAGAGGTGCAGACCCATGAAGCAAATCCTTAATTTCCCCAATTACAAAATTAGTGCTGAAGGTGTTGTGTACAGTAACTACAAGTACAAAACATCGACAGTCTGTGATGTATGGAGACCTCTAGTACCTGTACTAGATAAAGGCACAGGTTACTACTTAGTGACCTTGGTTAGTAATGGTGTGCGTAAAAATCAGTTTATTCATAGACTGTTAGCGCAACATTATTTAGCCAACCCCTTAAGTAAACGTCAGGTAAACCACATAGACGGCAACAAGCAAAATAACGCATTAAGTAATCTTGAGTGGGTAACCGCAAAAGAAAACGCCAATCATGCAGTTAAGCTAGGTTTATGTGATAAGCGACGTAAAGCAACTGAAGTAGCTGTACTGCAATATAGCTGTAACGGGGTGTTACTAGCAGAACATGTATCCATACATGAAGCTGGCAGACGTACTGGTATTGCTTGGCAGAACATATCTAAAGTGCTTAGAGGTCTAAGGAAATCTGCGGGTGGGTATTACTGGATATACAAGTAAAGTGTAACGACTATCGAAAGCGTAACTGATTTATCAGTGAGTAAGTGAGTAGAGTACGGCCAAGTGGTAGGTATTCAAGTGATATTAGCTTGATGTAATCCCTTTAAACGGAAACAGGAAGCATCCTAAATGGATGGTGATATAGTCTGCTCTGTATAGAAATATACAGCAGCAACTCTTAGCAGGTAAGAGTTGCGGGTAAGTATTAACGACACTTACTGAACATTAGGTAGAGGATCGTGTATCTGCACTACTAACCAAGGATAAAAATAAACTCAAAGTTTACCTTGAGGGGTACGATGGACATTGTTTACGGGCTAAGAGTTACTTCCCCCAACATTACGTTGGAGTAGGAGACAGTGTAGAAGAAGTGAATGCTACTACAGCTACTCACAAGCACTGGAGACAGTTATCCAAAGCACCCACATTCTTGCTTACTTATGGAGGTACATTTCATGGATTAATGAATAACTGCGGCTTTGATATGCCCACTGCCAAAGCTATTGAAAAGTCCTACCATGAGTTGTACGTGGAGTCTGATCAGTATGTAGAGAGTCGTCTGCAACAAGCTGCTATTGAAGGTTATGTAGACTGCGCATTTGGATTAAGAGTACGTACACCACTCTTGGCTAGAACCATACTCAATAACAGCAAGACTCCATATGAAGCTGCTGCAGAATCAAGGACTGCTGGTAATGCTTTAGGACAGTCATGGTGTCAGTTAAATAATCGTGCTGCTATCGCATTTATGGAACGTGTGTGGGCTAGTGAATATCGTTATGACATTCTTCCCATTGCTGCAATCCATGATGCTAATTACTTCCTAGTACGCAATAAAGTGGAAGTAGTGAAATACGTGAATGACCACTACATTCATGAAATGTTCTGGCAAGATAATCCAGAGATTGCGCATGACTCAGTACATTTAGGAGGTGAATTAGATGTGTGTTTGGATTCGTGGGCATCACCGGTAACTATCCCAAACCATGCAAGCAGTGAAACCATCAAGGATATTTGTTTATCTGGTATTGAGAAAATGCTTGCAGAAGGTAAGTGATTATTCGGTATAGTCAATCATTCACTATTGGATGATTGACTATGAAGCACTACCCACCAAACCATTATGAGTACATTACTCAGAATCTCATTCTTGAATCTGCAGAAGTACCTTACTGTCCTGTCAGAGGACACTGGATAGCTTTAGAAGGAGTACCCCTGTACACCTTGGAAGCTGCTACTAATTATGCAAAAAAGCTTAACTACTTGATAACTGCAAACCAACGAAAATAAACTGACAGTCCCAACGAGAGGATTCCCCCTATGAGTATGCAAGATCCTGATTACTGGACAATGTTAGTCACTGTACTAATTGGATTAACCAGCGGATTTGTATCTGTCACTAGACAGATGATTGATAAGCAGGTTGTCCCTAAGTTATGGATAGCTTCACAATTTGCAGGTGTAGTGTTAATCACTGCTATTGCAATCGACATGTATCCAGTCCTGAAACCTCATTTACCTCATTGGATTACTCAATGGTTGTTTGTAGGTGTCATGGCACAGTGCGGTAGTGAATTCTTCTATGCAATGCGTAAGAAAGTCATAGATAAAATCAAAGAGATTTAATTCCTTGGTTTAATCAAGACCGCACTGTCGTGCGGTTTTTTGATTATTGAACCATGAGTAATGTAATGGCTCGCTACACACTTCGAGTGTCTGCTCAACGCACAATCATTCTGCTTCAACTCATGAAGTCTCAGTACCCAAGACGGGTATCCATTCAGCAATACTTAGATGCGTTGCCTGATGTTGCTATACGCACAATCCAAAGAGACCTGCACAACTATGCTGCTGCAGGGATCGTTAAATCAGACGGTGAATGTCCAGCAGGATGGTCACTAACAGAAGAAGGTAAGAGCCTTCTAGGAGTAAACAATGATCCAGTTTAAATTGCTTAATGAGAAAGCAATCCTCCCTACCCGTGCTACCACTACGGCAGCAGGCTTTGATATGTCTGCTCCTGAGTCTGTAGTGATCCCTGCAGGTCAATCCTATTGGATTCCTAGTGGTGTAGCTATGGCTATCCCGCAAGGCTATGTGGGGCTTGTATGGCCTCGTAGTGGCCTAGCCTACAAGCACTCCATTGATACTCTTGGTGGTGTCATTGATTCTGACTACCGTGGTGAAGTAAAGATTGGTCTGATCAATCATGGCTTAGATCCTATTGAGATCAAAGCAGGTGATCGTATCTGTCAGTTAGTAGTACAACCATATGAATCTCGCGCTATGCAGGTATCAGAGCTTCCTGAAGCCTTCTCTAACCGTACTGGTGGCTTTGGCAGTACTGGCTTACAAAGCCTCACCACAACGCCTGTAGTGTTATCCAAGTGCATCCCAACTTCACTAGCAGAAGTCCAGACATTTTGGGCAGAGCGTAACAAGGATACCTGCCATGAGTAACGACATTCACCTTGATTTAAGAAGTGTTGGTTTTACTGCTGTCGTAAACGGTAACGAAGTAGTGTGTAGTAGCAAACCTACGGCAAGAGGTACTTATTGGAAAACATGGATTCCTCTATCTCATTACATTGAAAACCGTATTGCAGCATCCTTGGTAAATAAATACGCGATAGGTAAATTTAACAAAAACGGTGTACTTATTAAGCATAAAAAGCTTGGAGAGTATATCCGTAAGAAACATCCTGAAATTTGGGAACAAATATCTGCAGCCTCTAAAAAGATAGCGGCAAGTGATAAGGAGACTGGTTATGAGTAATGACTATGATGATGACTCATGTCATGCAGTATCAGGGCCGGGATCAAGCAACTGTTGTAAAGCCCGCTGTGTCGTTGCAATGCTGCTTGGAGATAATGTGGATGTACCTAATGAACTTTGTGGGGGAAATCCATGATTTCCTTTCTACTGTACTTTATCGGGTGCTGCTACATTATTGCGGGTACGAGTTATCAGTTGAATCACGCAACAGGACTTGTCTTTATCGGTACGCTACTGATTGCAGGTACTTTCTTAGTGGACATCAACAAACCATGAGCTTTTATTGTGTTACTGATGAAGGTCGATTGAGCAAAGCCTGTGACAGCCTAGAACAATACAGTATCCAGAACGGTACTAAGTTTCGTGGGTTGCATCTCCAGCGGCGGCGCAACCTAGATACCGGAGCTACTCGTCTGGCTGCACACCTAAGAGTTTCAGGTATTGCTCAGAATCTGATGCTTAATTACTGCCCATTTTGTGGAACAGTGATTAGTCCGGATCGGTATCAGGAGCTGAGTGAGGTGGAGAATGAAAGCTAAGGAGTAACAGAAAATGGACTTCATCATGGTACTGCGTCCTAGCGACATAGTAGGTGCGCTTATCTGGACAACCATCATCCTTGCCGCTATTTGGCTATGGATTAGTTCACTAATCTATAAGCGACAAATGGCAAAGCAACGGGCAAATACTCAAAGGAGTAAAGAGAATCATGAGTAAAGCACCCTACACGTACATCACAACCTACTCAACAGACAAAGGCGACGGTACTACGGTATATACTACGGCATTGCCTATGACTGCAGAGTGCGTTATGCACCTTAAAGAGATGATCAAAAAGCAGCATGACGTAGATGTAGTTGAATTCCAAAACATCAACCTTATTGGATTCCCTAACCAGACAGGATACAGCCAATGGCTAAGCTTCTTATTGATGTTGACAGCGGCAATGCTAGCTGCCATGACGACTTTAGCTTTGAGCTAGAGCGTATTGCCAAGTTGTTAAACCAAGTAGCAGAAGATGCTACTGATCGTGCTGTCCCTGTTAAAGACGTTAACGGAAACAATATTGGAGTCTTACATGTTCAATACTGAAACCTATGCTGAACGTTATCGTCAGTATGGTCGTAACCTTGCTAGCCATGTAGCCATTAAGCGTAATGAGTTGAATTCAATGCTGGCTATGCACAAGGATCTCATTGCTTTGCGTAGGCTACGTAAGAAGGAGCTAGCATTCATGCACCCATTTCTCAAACATCTACAAGACTCTGTCTCTCTGCAAGCAGACTGTATGGTGCAATGGCAACATGGTGAGTACATCTATCAGTATTCAGCAGACCCTACTCAGTTGTTGTATTGGGCTAAGCGACTGCATCCCACTACCAAACACACCATTGGCTTAGTGGATCAATCCAAAGAGTTTTACACAATCAAGGGGGATCTTAATGCTTGAACAAACAGACTTAAAAATCCTTGAAGAACTCAAGGAGAAGGTCACTGCAGCCACCAATGATTGGCTTACTTGGCAACACGTAGTAAATGGAAAAGTGTATAACCATCTACAATTACCTAAGGAAGCAGTTGTAACTGTTGTGACTAGCAACTTTACTATCACTGGTGAGTTGACGCACATACACGTCACAAAAACAGGTCTTTGGTCTGTATATGTAAACAATAGTTACTTCCCATCTACAGACATCAAGTCCATCACACACAATGGGAAAGAGTTATGGCCTCTCTAGTATTTAACTACTTGGCTTCAGAACGTCGAGTAAACATCTCTGATCTGGAAGATTTAAACAATCACTTAAAGTACCGTGTAGGTAAGTATCTAGTAGATGTTGCTGTAATTGCCGGTACGACAATGCAGGTTTACTTAGTCACTGATAACGAGTCGCCCCCGTATACTTTATTAACTGTTGTAGGAGGCAAAGCACAACGTGTACCAGAATACTCAATCCAAGAAGGCTCTACTTGAGCTTATTGAATCCAAGCTAAGAGAAGGTGACTTCTCTTACTTAAATGGAATGCTGTACACCTTACGGCATCAAAACATCTTAGGTGAAGAACTAGCCTTATGGACTTACTACCTTCACCTAGCCCAATCCGCCGCACTTCAAAGGAAATACTCATGCTGAAACGTATTGCTGCGTACATCCTACGCAAAGAGATTAAAACCCTACAAGCTGCCATCTACGAGCGTGTAGAAACAGACTGCCTTGCAGCACTCAAGAGTAACGTGACTTACACACTACCCGATAACCGTGTAGGGACTTACGTGACTACAGCAGAATCAGTGAACGGTAAACCAAGTATCTTATTAAAGGTAGATGGTTACTTGATTCACATTACCAAAAAACAGTTTGAGAAGTCACTGGAGACACTTCATGATTATTCTTTTTGAGGGTATGAATGGTACTGGTAAATCAACACTGATTAACCAGTTAGCGGCATCACTACCTACAAATATTCCAGTAGTGATTCTCAAGCCTAAAGTACCTGCCAATGCCACAGATAGGCAGGCGTATAAGGCTGTCAAAGATCAAATCAAACAAGTGAAAGATGATAGCGAAGTCTTGTACTTATTAGATCGCAGCTACGTCTCGTTTGCAGGTATTCATCACGATATCTTATTAAGCCAAAAGCTTATTGATCTTGCTGTAAAGCAATGGAAGGAACACGTAATTATTAACGTGTTCCTATCATGTAACGAATCTACTCGTGAGGAGCGTTTAAATACTCGAGGGGAAAACCATGTCAACAGTATTCCTGCGCATTCAGGAAAAGCAGTGGCGTACCTAGATACAATTCTTGATTGGTTTACTAGAACACAGGTACTTGTTAACCCAAATGTAGATACTCTTCTGAGTGTTATGAAGCTGCGGGGTACTGAGCAATGCTAATAACTTTTACAGCTATTGGTGATCCTCCCAAAGGCAAGAAGTGGAATGAACTAGATACTGTCCAAGACCTCGTAATCATGACTGAAGAGTGTTGGCTAGCAATCAAAAAACAGTTAGATGAATCTGCCAATGAAGCACTCACAGACCATTTAACCTAAACACTAACTACCAGAGATAATTCTTTGGTAGTATCCCTTCACGCGCTTGTAGCTCAGTAGGATAGAGCATCCGCCTTCTAAGCGGATGGTCGCAGGTTCGAGTCCTGTCAGGCGCACCAAACATTGAGTATTACCATGTCGACTCTTTATACCCATAAAACAAAAGGCGGCAGTTATCAACGGTTGACTAACGCGTATGTACACAACCATGACTAAACGCTGCACAAACTAATACCCCCTCAATTGAGGGGGTATTTTTATTTGAACAGTCCGTACCATCGGACAGCTAAGACAAATAGCTTTCTCTGAAATCCAGAGAATCCATACTGCCCCATCTTCACTTGTAGTGCCTTATCAAACCACGTAGCTGCTTCTTGCCATGTTAGATAACGTAGATTACTACCCTTCACCACAAGCAGCTTATCGCTAGTCTCCCCTACTAGAGCATCATGAACAAAGGAAGCCTGCGCCCATCTATAATCCATTGGATTCCAACCAAATAGAACCCTAAAGACTCTAGGGATAGAAGCACCGTTAGATTCAAAGCCAGCAGGAATATGGATGTATTCACCGTCTGGATCATCTAGATAGAAAGTGAATGGGTGTCTAGTCTTGTACACACCTAGGTAGGTGTAATCATAGTCGAGTGGTCTAGTAAAGCTACTCATGACAGTACACTCTGGATCATGGTGTCTACCATGGCCTTACCACGCTGTTTAAGCAGCTCTACGACTGCATCGACCTGTTCATGCGTACTACACGCCTGCACGGCTATAAACGCATTCTGACGCAAGGAAGACATCACCGGAGTGCTATAGATCAACTGACGTTCTCTCTTGAGAATGTTTTCTACTACCTGCTCAGGAGTATTGTTAGTTAGTTGGGCTTGGATAGTGATCTGGATGATCTCGTCCCCCTGCTTACCTTCCTTGAATGCCCTAGCTTGATTAATGAGTGTAGGGAAGCTTTGTACCTCACACTCCAGCATATTGGCTGTGAACCCCTTCACATACTCATTAGCAATCGCTAGGAGCTTCTCATACTGCTTTGCCTTGTATTCACCAAGGTCAGGTAGTAAAGCCTTAGAAACGATTGTAGTGAGTTCTCCTCCCTGCATAAGCCAAGATAAATAAGCTTGATATTGTTGACTGGATTCAATCATAGGGACTATAGCATCCCCTAAACGAATCACTCCGTACTGATCAATTGAATAGTTCATCGTGGATGATCTCCGTATAGCAAGTGAATATCTAAAGCACAGTTACCACTAGTAGCCCCACTGGTTCTCCAAATACGTGGAGCAAGGAAAGAACCTGATACGGGTAGTAAGCTAGCATTGGTGATACTACCTGTAGCTACTGCACCTGTATTCACCCTAAGCACTTCCCAGTAAATAATGGCAGTGTCTTTAGGGTTGTGTAGGATGAACTCATACACGTCAGTGTTGGTGGTATTTACTGGAAAGTTAGCATCCAGTGTTGTGGATACACCTGCACCACTACCTGCACTAAAAACTGCCAGTGTAGTGCTAGCAGTATCTTTGATTAAGCCAATGCAGTTAACCAATGTTGATGGGTTTACTGATGTGGGTGCAGATGCACTAGTGGATACACCAACAAACATTCTGCTATCAGTCCTAATGACTCCGTCAGCCACGTTAAATCTAAAAACCATTGTGAACCCGTTCTGAGTGGCTGTCAGAGTAGGTGCATACAGTGCTTTATAACCAGTAGTGTAAACACTACTTATGGCTTCTACTGCAGCAGCAGATGTGTATCGGATACGGTCACAGCTACCGCAATAGCTAGTAGTGACTAGTGGTGCTCCTGAAGCTGTACCTACAATAGTAGGCGTAAAGTTGAAGTTACTTACTACTGAAGATCCTCTACCAGATGCTTGCAGAGACCAGACACTATTAGAGACCAATGATGCCTGCGCACTAAAGATTGTGGCACTGGTATCTCTAACCGCTATAGCAGCCCTACCTGCACGCTCTCTTAAATGAAGAACAGCAGTGCCTGCACTAGGTACTGGAGGTGTATTGTCTACTGTCAGTAGTAAATTACCATCTGCATCAATCTTAGTAGCTGCTCCTCCTTGTTGACCATTGTTGTTGAATTGGATGCTACGGTCAGTACCAGCAACCGTAGCAACCTCTTGTTCGATAGGGCCGGTTGCCCCGAGTGCTAGTACCTTAGCCATAGTGATTAAGCCAATGGGACAGCAGCAGTGAATTCCGTATTGATAGTGGTGCTATTCACGCCGCTACCAATGATCTGATACAACTTACCTGTACCTACAGGACGGGTAGTCATTGCTGATCCTGCCGTCACATCAGATAAGAAGTAAGCTGCGCCAGCAGTCACACCACTACGTGCAGTGTTGCGACCTTCAAAGTACAGGGTAGCAGCAGCACTAGATGCACTAGCTACTAATACAAATCCTACAGCAGCATTGCCACCAACACCTGCACTAGCGTTAGCAATAGTCCCGTCTGCTTTGATGTAAACAAATGCACCTGCAGCTAGAGCTTCAAATGCAGTAGACGTATAAGCATCAATGCCGAATCCCGCAGGCATGAGTGAGGCATCCCAGCGACCATCCGCACCAGGAGCCATAATCTTTCCGGCACTAGCTGCACCTGTACTTACAGTGCTGGCTTCAACTTCTACAGGTCCTGTTGCACCTAGTGATACGTATTTATCAGCCATGCTGATTACTCCTTAAATAGCTCGACGAATGCCTAGCTGTGGTTGAATAACAATGGTGTCTGGACTTAGTACATAACCAACAATCTGTGAGAACTTACCCACAAAAGGATCAGTAGTGACTAGTCCATCTAAACCAGCAAAGAGTAAGTCTTTACTGGTGAAATTCCAATTCGTATTAGTCACACTACCTGTGGTGATAACTCTAGCAGTGTTACCTGCAGCAGTCGCTTGTTCAATAATCCCAATACATTTATTGCATTGGTTTACGTCAGCGGCATCGTAGTAGATAAGCTGTCCTGCACTATCAGTAGTGACTAAGCGATAAGCCAGTAAATTAATACCAGCTACCCGTTTAACAGTAGATACTGGAGTAGGTAACTCTGCTATGTCTCTAGCAGTACCTACCACAGTACCTCCTGTACTATTTACCCTACTTGGGTAACTCATAAGTACCTCCAAATTATCTAAGCAAGCAAAACGCAATGCCGTAGCCGTCTTGGGCATCAAAAACTTTTGTGATCTCCATGCAGCGGACGTTAGTTTTTGTGTTTGATAACGTACCCAAACCTTCACCCGCCTTGACGTAATCACCTACTACAACAGACACATCAACGCGCACATACACCTGACCTAACAAACCGATACAAGACCAATCGTTCGGACGCTCTGAACGTGGTACGTTTTCGATTGTCGGATCGTACTCAGGGTTTTCGACCGGATGCCTTTCGGTATAATGTTTAGCATCCTTTGGTAGTACGCCAAAAATCTGCAATGCTTCCTCAACCGTTCCGTCATAACCAGCCATTAAAAGCTCAGGCTGTTCGTCATCTACCAATCCAGCGTACACCTCTGACCACTTAACCATCGGCACGTCTTGATATAGGATTTCGCCAAAGTCGCCAGTCAGATAACGCCTGCTCCATGTAAAGGGACTATCACCAGCCGCCACGATTGCAGTAGCAGACACCACGCCCAAAATGACATCACCCGCTTGAATCGGACGGACTTTGCGGCCATCCAACGCAACCAACGTACCTATTGGAATAACACCTTTTTGTAAGTTTTCGAAATACTCAGCGTAGTCAGTAAACGTTGCCGAGCCTGTCACAGTACCGGCTGCGGTTACAGTACCGGTTGCTGATACTTGAAATTTGCGGTTTGCAGTAGAAGCACTGCCAGACGAGGAATCACCAAGTACAAAAGACCGTGCGCTGCTGTTAATAGTTCTCCGACCGATCAGTACCGCCTGATCCACGTTTGTTGTTTCGCAGATATTTCCGGCCAAAATCATTGAGCCGTTGCCTCGCACAATACAGCCAGTGCTGCTTATTGCCGCTTGTCGAGTGTTAGCTGCATCAGTACGAGTTGAGCCGCTACATGCGATGACCACCGATGTTGAGCCGCGTGTAATACAGCCGCCATCACTTGCGATATTTGCTGTGTACATTCCGCCTGCTTCGGTTGTGCCTGTGCCAGCAATAACTGCCGAATAGTCTCCACCTGCAGTTGCAAAAAAGCCAGCAATGACAGCAGAATGTGTGCCTATCGTTGCACCGCGATTACTCGCCATCGTTGCACTGACTGAGCCGGTGGCTGTACTAAAGTGGCTTGCGAAGTTACCGGTCTGACGACCCTCAGCGACACAACCAGCACTTGCGATGTTGGCTTGACAGGCAGTCTTACTAATACAATCAATGCCGGTATCTGCCGTATTTGTGCTATAACCCGCGCCGCGACTAGTGACTGTAATACTTGTGATTGTGCCCGCAGCATCAACTGTAAAAGTAGCAGCAGCCTTAACAACCTTTTCAATTTCTTCGCCGTTCTCGTCTACGCCATCACGCTTATCTAAGATGCGAATAGCTTCGCTGGTAGTATAAAGCTGACCGCCGTTGACGATTGTTACGCTGTCAACACCACCGTCCACAGGATTTACGTTGGCAGTAGCAACAAGTCCAAACCCACGACTGAGCATCTGCATACCCAAATCAACGTATACGTCGCCTTTTGGATCTAGCTCAGTCGTGTAGCCAAGCCCACTATCTAGAATCGCAAAGCTCGTAACAACGCCAGCCACACCATTGACTGTTGCTGTCGTAAAAGTGATGCGTGCAGGACGTGACGGGGACTTTTTGCGATCATAAAAGTAGACACTCTGCAATTCTGGCTTGTAACCACGACCTCCATCCAAGATGACAATGCTTGCAAGTGAGCCATCAGTATTAAAATTCAGCTTTGTGCGTAAACCGTAACCTATACCGGCAACGCTGTCTTGGCTTGCAACGTTTGCAGCAATGTAACCTGTGGCGTATGTGTAACGAGTTGCTAAGTTGGCGACTCGTGAGCCAACAGCTTGGCTGTAGTGCGCAGTATAGTTGCCTGCACCAAACCCGCCGGTCTGACATTCTTCACTACCAACATTCACAGACTGTGGACAGCTAGCGTTACTTTGGCGCGACGCAAGGTTTGCAGACAAGTTACCTGCCGCAAGGCTATATATTGATGTGTAGTTGCCACTTCTGGCAAACCACGCACGGCAGTTTTGACTGCCAATAAGCACACGAAGGTTCTTTGTTGTGCGCCCCGAAACGGTTGGTACGGGGACGTTGCCGCCAGCGTAGGCGGTTTCTAGCCCGCCAGTATCCGACTCAGCTACGATTGTGCCTAGATCAGTATCGGCCTCAATAATACGACCGTCTGGTAGCTTCCATCGTCCATTTTTAAAATACACATTGGTTTTAGAAGGGATGGAGGTTACTGCATACGTACGTCCAGCCATCTCAATAGCGCCGTATTGTACATTTGTTCGCGCTGCATTTGCTGCGGCCGTGTCGTCGGTAACACCGTCACCAATCGCGCCGAAGTCTTTAATAGAGACAGTATGATTACTTCGCAGCATCAAACTAGCTAGATTATCCCCCTCAATAATGATAGGTCTCACCACGTTACCCATAGGTATTACTACCTGCAGATCGTTGTTTCTATATACCACGCCTATGGTAGTCATGTTTAGTTCCTCACGGTAAATGCAATAGGTGCTAAGGTTCTTGTGTAACCAGAGAAGCTGAATACCACTTCTATGAAACAGTCTCCAGTAACCCAATCGTTAGTGTTTAGACAACTCACTGAGAACCAACCGACAGAAGTGATTGGATCAATGTTGTCTTGTGGATCAATCAAAGCATCTGATGAAATCTTATTAACCACTAAGTCAGTAAGCTTTCTTCCAGCGTGATTAAACAACGCTGCTGTAATAACTACATCAGCATCCAAAGAAACACCTGACTCATTACCCATATCTCTTAACTGAAACTCTTGGTAGAAATAATCTCCTACCGTAAAGTCAGCCATAGTAAATGTAGTACATCCCATTACACACCCCCTAATAAATACCTGTCTTGGATTACCTTGGCTACAGCCTTAGCTACTAGCCATTTCTTAGCCTTCCACACTGATAGTTCTTTTGGATTACTAATGAAAAACATCTCAAGAATAATCCCCCCATTACTCACATAAGCCAGTCTGTGATGTTGACCGGATGATTCAGACTTCCATCCTTTGTCTGCACCACGAACAATGCTGTCCATCACCGTAGCTACTGCAGCACACAGTTTCTGACTAATGGCAGCATCCTTGTATTGAGCCAATGCTTCTACACCTTTAGCTGTAGGATGTACCGAAGCATTACAGTGAAATTCAATAGCAATGCACTTACCTTTCATAAGCTTAACGGCTTGTGTGAGACTGGCGTTGTCACGCCCTGTCCCATCTGTGATGTGTTCTACACCCCAAGATGTAAGGTAGCTGCTGACCATGTTTCTCATGTCTACTGCTATATCAGACTCTTTGTCTCCTGTAGTAGCATTCACAGCCCCACAGTCCACATTAGAGTGTCCTGCTGTAATCAGCACTGGATACATTCTAAAACCCTCTATAAACGCGTATACGCATCATATAGAGATAGTCCCCACCAAACCAACAGGAATAGTTATGCCCTCTATCACAGCTTCCTATGAGGATCATTACGGTAGTGATGAATCCATTATTCGTCGTGCCAAGGTGTCTTTCGCTAAAGGAGAAGAAGAAGTAGATATTGAATCACTGAATGCCAAGGGACTGATCAACTACCTTGCTCGTGGGATGTCTTCAACTGATTGGATGAATATCCACACTGAGATGTATGAAGGCGTAGACACACCAGAAGCTCTAATCAAGCGACTGCGCCACACCCCTACCCATTGGATTCCTTTTGCCCACACAGCTATCACAATCAACTGTACAGCTCCTGTACCTATCCGTACTCAGTGCTTTAAGCATAAACAAGGATTAGTAGAGTCAGAAGAATCACGTCGTTATATCAAATCCACTCCTCAAGTATTCACTCCTGAATTCCGCTTAGCTCCGGCAGGTAATATCAAGCAAGGCAGCGCAGGAGAACACCCACACAACCCGGAATGGCAAGAAGCCTACAAAGGTAGTGTGATGGAAGCAGTGCGTCTCTATGAAGCTATGCTGCTTGATAATGTGTGTCCCGAACAAGCACGCTTCATCCTACCCCAAGGAACTATGGTTAATTGGGTATGGACAGGTAACCTCTATGCCTTTGCCAATCTTTACCATGCACGCTCTGATTCCCACGCACAGCAAGAAATCCAAGAGTTAGCAAAACAGATTGATGCAATCATTCGTCCTTTGTTCCCGCTGTCTTGGGCAGCCCTTGTAGATCAATAAGGAGGTGCGTATGCGCTCTCAGATCGAAACACCTACTGACTCCCACATCGTTCGTTATGAACCTGCTGTAGCGACTGCTATCGCTCAGATGGACGTGTTCTGGCCTGCAGAAGAGCTAGGGGTGGAGTGTGATATCCCACACTTTAAAACCTTACTAAACCAAGGTGAATCCTATGCAGTTCGTTACTTCCAGTCTTTACTGACTAAGTACGAAACATTCATTGGTGGTCAAGACTTATGGGCAAATGAGATTCCTACTCTCTTCCCACGTCCTGAAATCCAAAGGGCTTGTAGTGTTATCTCCATGGTTGAGAACCATAGCCATGCACCCTTCTATGCACTAGCTGACCAAGCTATGGGTAATGCCACAGACGAGTTCTACTCTAAGTGGCGAAATGATCCTGTACTTACAGGCAACATCAACTACATTCTTAGCTTGGTTAAGCAGAAAGATGCACTAGTCACTACTGCGGTATTAGCAATGCTAGAGGGAGTAAACCTCTTTAGTATTCTTGGTTTCTTTAAGTGCTTTAACACTCGTGGATTCAATCTTATTCCTCACTTTGTGAGTGGTATTGATGCCAGTGCTAAAGATGAAAACTTTCATTCCATGTTCTCTAGTTATTTACATAACCAGTGTAAGTTGGAACGGAATCTGACAGTGGAAGAAGAAGCCACCTTGGCTTCAGTAATCGAAGGTATTTACGTAGCTATGCTGGCACACGAACACGCCATCATTAATCACGTATTTGATTACTCAGACTCCCTTCCACCAGATCAACGTATTCGTGTCTGTAAGCGTAAAGATATTATTGACTTCAGCTACTCACGCGCGTCTACGGTGATGAATTACTTAGGGCATCCCATGCCTGTAGTTGAATCTACTATTGCGGATGACTTTTACACAAACTTGAACTCGTTTAAGTACAGCGATTTCTTTGCTACTACCCAAGTGCAATACCGCCGTAACTATGCAATGTACAAGATTGGATACAACCCCAAAGCGAGAGAAATGCTATGAGTAAGCATGAAGAGTTATCCCTACTCCGTAAGAAACTACAGGCAGAAGGATCTGTACCTAGCTGGTACACAACTCAAGGATTGCAGATGTTTTTACAGTCCTATCACAACCAAGGTGAAGACTGCGTTAAGGGACGCTTTGCTACGATTGCTAAGGTTTCCAGACATCTTCCACCGGCTTATCGAGCCGAGTACGAAGAAAAGTTCTTTAATCTAATGTGGGAACAAGTGCTATCCCCTAGTAGCCCTGCATTAGCCAATACCGGTACACCCCATGCTCATAGCGTTGCATGTGCAGGACAGTACATTAATGACTCTGTAGATTCTTTCTATACGAATCTGCATGAGACAGCGATGCTAACTAAGTACGCATTTGGTACTTCAGGTTACTTTGGAGACATCCGTCCTAGAGGTACACCATTTGGCTACAACGGTAAAGCCAATGGTATTGAACCAGTAATCGATGACTATTTTCAGTGTGCAGCTAACATTAGCCAAGATGGTATCCGTAAAGGTTCTTTTGCAGCCTACGTACCCATTGAGCATCCTGATTTCGATGACTGCATGGACAGTCTGTTACGGAAACCAACAGGTAAGAACTACGGTTGGATTATTAATGACGCAGCTATTGCCAGTATTCAAACAGGTAATGGTGAGTTGTTTGCTCGCTGGCAAAGGCTTATTCACACCAAGCTAGTAACAGGGAAAGGGTACATTTTATTTATTGATAAAGTTAACCGTAATAGACCTAAAGCCTATGTAGATAACGGACTATACGTTGTAGCTTCAAACCTTTGCGTAGCTGGAGATACCACAGTTCTCACAGATCAGGGTCATATACCTATTAAATCTATGGTGGGTAAATCTGTGAATGTTTGGAATGGTGAAGAGTGGTCTAACGTAACTATTCGTCAAACAGGTACTAATCAACAATTAGTGCGTGTTACTACGGATAGTGGGCAGACTTTGGACTGTACTGCTCAGCATCACTTCTACACGCAAAACTCTTATAGTAAGTCTGCCATCAAACGAGTAGCTGCTAGCGAGCTTAACGTTGGTGACAAACTAATTAAATGGACTGCCCCTGTTGTAGCTGGTTATACAGAATTAAGCTCTGCTTATGAAAACGGGTTCTACAGTGCAGATGGTTGTACCGTAGGAACTAAAGCACGCATTTACTTGTATGCAGAAAAGCAGAAACTACTACCCTTGTTTAGTAACATCAGTAACGTTACTAAACAAAAAGAACGAACTTACTTTTACTGTAATGGATTGCAGGATAAGTATTTTGTACCTACTGCAGAACATACAGTAGACGCGCGATTGAAATGGTTAGCTGGTTACTTGGATGGGGACGGCTGCTTGTTAAATAACAAGGGTTCATTAACCATTCAAGTAGCTAGCGTAAATCCAGTTTTCCTGCGAAAACTTCAAATGCTGCTTATGACCCTTGGTGCGCATAGTAAAATTAAGCTACAGCGTAAGGCAGGTAGCTACTTATTACCTGCTAATGACGGGACTGGAGAACTTAAATACTACCCTTGCCAGCAAGCAGAAAGATTGCTTATTTCTGGCAACGCCATTCAACAGTTGATGTCACTTGGTTTAACAACCTACAGGTTGCAGATACCTAGTTGCACACCACAACGGGAAGCGACTAAGTTTGTTAAGGTAGCTAGTGTAGAACCACTACAGCAAAGGGAGGACACATATTGCTTCACAGAACCTAAGCGACACATGGGCGTGTTTAATGGGATCTTGACAGGGCAGTGTAATGAAATACGTCTGTTCTCAGATGCGCAACATACGTTCTCTTGCATCTTATCCAGTATCAATCTACTGCATTGGGATCGCATTAAAAGGGATGACAGCATCTTTACTGCTACAGTGTTTCTTGATTGCCTGACTTCAGAATTTCTAGAGAAATCCAAAAACGATATTGGCTTACATAAGGTACGTGAGTTTACACGTAAGGGTAGGGCAGTAGGTCTAGGTGTTATGGGATTCCACACCTACCTACAAAGTAAGATGCTGGCTTACGATTCCATCAAAGCACATCAACTCAACAATGCCATATTCTCCAGATTGCAATCAGAGTCTCTTAGTGCCTCTCGTTGGCTAGCTGAGATACTTGGTGAACCTGAGTGGTGTAAAGGCACTGGCGAGCGTATGACGCATCGTACAGCCATTGCACCTACCAAGAGTACAGCACTACTGATGGGAGGTATGAGTGAGTCTACCTTTGCAGATCCGGGAATGGCTTACACTTCCAGCTCTGCTGTAGGTGAGCTAGCGCGTATCCCCCCTATGCTCTATAAGCTCATGCTAGAGCGTGGTGTGTACTCAGCCGCTACTGTCAGCAATATCGTAAGCAACCTAGGCTCTGTGCAGCACGTAGACTGGTTAAACAAAGAAGAGAAGGCAGTCTTCAAGACTGCTTTTGAATTATCTCCTTGGAACTACCTAGTCCAGTGTAAAGCTCGTCAGAAGTACATCTGTCAGGGACAGTCCATCAACTTCCACATTGCAGAGGAAACCTCAGAGATTGTAGCTACAGACCTTCTGAGTGCTTGCATGGACGATCCAGACATTGACGGTGTGTACTACCTATACACCCGCAGTGGTGTCATTGTTCAAGGCTGTTCGTCCTGCGAAGGATAAACCTATCAATAGTAGAAGGACGCGCTGTTGCGCGTTCTTTTGCTTTAGGAGAATGAAATGCAGAAATACGTCAACATGCACCAGATCAACATTACAGTTGCTGTCTGGTTAGCCACAGACAACTACGATCATAAAGATGACCCACTGAATATCTCAGTCACTGCTTTGATGAAGCCAGTAAAGGAAATCATTCTTTCCCGCAGAGTCACAGGTAGTGGTGTTGTAGACATCACCAGTAACACTCCATCAGCACTAGGTAACGCTATCCATGATGCAATTGAAAGATCGCTTCAACAACCACAAAAAGCATTATCCCTTCTTGGTTATCCAGAGTCCGTTATTGACAAGGTACTCATTAACCCTGAACCAAGGGATATTTTCCCTGACTGTATTCCTATCTACTTAGAAAGACGTACAGACAGAAAAGTAGGTAAGTACACTGTATCCGGTAAGTTTGATGCTGTGGTTGATGGACGGGTAGAAGACCATAAGTCTACATCTGCCTATACCTATTCATCTGGTATTAAAGATGATGACTACATCCTGCAAGGAAGTATTTATCGTTGGCTTAATCCAGACATCGTTACCCAAGATGTAATGGACATTAACTTTATCATTACTAACTTTGACAATATCAAAGCCACTAGTGATCCAAGTTATCCACCACAAAGAGTCTGCAGCAAGACCTTTAATCTCATTCCTGTACAACAGGTGGAGAACTACGTAACCCACAAGATTAATCTCTTGGATTCTTTAATGGATTCACCAGAAGAGCTTATTCCTGAATGCACTGATGATGAACTAAAAAGAACTAAGTCAGTCTTCAAATATTACAAGAACCCTATGAGTACAGGACGTAGCACAGCTAACTTCCCTACTCTAATGGAAGCTAACATTCGTCTACATGCAGACGGTTCTATCGGAATTGTGCGTGAAGTCAAAGGTACAATTACTGCCTGCAAATACTGCAAGGCTGTCTCTGTTTGTAAACAAAAGGATCGCTACTTAGTAGATGGTTCTTTAAAACTTCAGGAGTAAACATGTATCACCCCAAAGTAGAGAAGCTAGTGGATATCTTGTGTGACCGCACACAAACCACTGAGCGTGAGTTCTTTCGTATCCAAGTGGCTTACTTCCTAGGTGTGGTAGCCAGCCAAATGCGTGTGCGTATCTCTGGTTGGACTACAACTAAGATCCCTGCAAACATTTATGCCATCAACCTAGCACCATCTGGTATTGGTAAGGGTTACTCAACTTCAGTGTTAGAGAAGCAGGTATTAAACCAATTCACCAAGCGTTTCTTGAATGACACGTTTATTGAGGCTTCTAAAGCTAACCTACTCAAGGTAGCTACTGACCGTGCTGTACGTAATTGCACTAGCCAAGAAGATGAACTAGGTAAGGTAACCAAGGAGTTTGCATTACTTGGTTCTCTCTTATTTAGCTTTGACTCTGCAACCATTCCAGCAGTGAAGCAATTACGTCATAAGTTACTACTCGCTAATGCAGGCTCTGTGAATCTGCAGATTGACGAAATCGGTGCAAATCTAGTCTCGCGCGTCGAAGAGCTTAATGTCTTCCTAGAGCTATATGACCTAGGCGGCGTGAAAGAGAAGCTCATTAAATCCAGTGTAGAGAACCTACGTACTGAACGAGTAGAAGGATTAACACCCACCAATATGCTGTTATTCGGTACACCTACCAAGCTATTGGATTCTGCAGATACAGAGAAGAAATTCTTTGATATGCAAGAAATGGGTTACGCCAGACGCTGCTATGTCTCCTATACAGAGACAGTCCACAAAGACTCCTCACGTACTCCTGAAGAGTTATTGGAAGCAATGCACAATCAGGAAACCATTGATGCAATCCGGGAGATGTCTGACAGTCTCTATCACTTGGCTGATCCATCTAAGCTAGGTACTGAGATCATCATCGGTAAGGAACAATCACTAGAGTTGATGACCTACAAGCTCAAATGTGAAAGCCTTAGTCAAAGCATTCCTGAGCATCAAACAGCACGAAAGGCAGAGTGTGACCATCGCTACTTCAAGGTATTGAAGCTAGCAGGTGCATACGCTTTCTTTGATGGTTCTCCGTCGATTACAAGCGAGCATATTAAATATGCCATTACTCTAGCTGAAGACTCAGGAAAAGCCTTTACGAGGCTTATGCAGCCTGTTAGACCCTATATGAAGTTAGCCAAGTATCTTACTTCATTAGGTCAGGAAACTACCCTAGCAGACCTTGATGAACAACTCCCCTACATGCGTGGAGGTAAGGCTCAGAAAGAAGAGCTTATCAACATGGCTACATCATGGGGTATCAAGAACAATCACATCATCAAGAAAGGTTTTCGTGATGGGGTGTTATTTCTATCAGGTAATACTATTGAGCCTACCAACCTCAATGAGTGCGTTGTAGCAGCTTCTTATGATATGACGCGCGACTACCAGAATAAGTTCACTGCATGGGATAAGTTGCCTAATCTGTTCTCAATGGACACTAAGGTGCACTGGCTTAATCATCACTTAATGGATGTAGAACATAAGCCAACAGTTACTGCAGGTTACCGCAACGATAGAAATATCGTTGAAGGTTTTAACCTACTGGTTCTAGATGTAGACAACACCGCCACTATTGATATTGCCAAGGTATTACTCAAGCAGTATCAGTACCACATGTACACAACCAAGTCTCATGGGATTAATGGGGAACATCGCTTTCGCATTATCATTCCCTGCAACTATAAGCTTCAGTTAGACACTGATGATTATAAACAACTCATGAGCAACATCTTCAAATCCCTACCATTCACTGTAGACGAGGCAGGTAATCACCGCTGTAAGAAGTGGGAAACCAACCCCAACACACTAGTGTTTAGTAATGAAGGTGATCTGTTTGACGTTATTCCCTACATCCCCAAGACAGCTAAAGATGCTGAGCGTGAGCAACGCTTCGTTGATCAATCTCAGCTTGATGCACTGGAACGTTGGGTAGTCAACAACACAGGTGACGGTAATCGCAACACTCAACTCTACAAGTACGCAATGGTTCTCATTGATACAGGTAAAAACTTTGAGCAGATCAGACAAGCAGTCATCTCACTCAACTCAAAGCTGCAAGGTAGCCTAGATGAAGTAGAGATCTATTCCACCATCATGTCTTCTGTATCTAAGAAGATGAATGTATAAGTGCGCTTTCGCGCACTTCAGCCCTAAAGGAGACTGTTATGTATAACCGTCGATGTATTCTGGTTGCAGGTACTAGTACCGCAGGAAAATCTGCTTCCTTAGAGGGATTGCAAAACCAAGAAGGTGTACTGTACTTGAACTGTGAGGCAGGGAAGGATTTACCCTTTGCCCATAATTTCAAGGAAGTAGTTGTACTTGATCCATTAGCTCATGTGTATGCAGCTTTTGATACTGCAGAGACTCGTCCAGACATTCACACCATCGTCATAGATACCGCCACATTCCTTATGGATATGTACGAATCCATGTACGTGTTGACTAGTCCAAACACCATGAAGGCTTGGGGAGACTATGCTCAATACTTCAAGCGACTCATGCAACATTACGTTGCTAAGTCCACTAAGCGCGTAATCATCCTTGCTCACCACAAGCAGGTCTTGAATGAGTCCACAGGCGTGTATGAGTCTTTTGTACCTGTTAAAGGCTCTCTAGCCAACAACGGTATTGAAGCTTTCTTCACCAATGTGCTTGTAGCTAAGCGTGTATCAATCAGCACGCTAGAGGCTTACAGCAACCCTTACTTGAATATCAGTGAGGATGATCGTGAGCTTGGATACAAACATGTGTTCCAAACCAGACCTACTAAGTCAACGGTGGGTGATCGTATTCGCGTGTCTATGGGTCTTTGGAATAAACAAGAGACTTTTATCGACAACAACTGTCAGTTAGTCATGGATAAGATTGACGCTCTTTATGCTAAGCCAAAGTGAGTTAAAACAGCTTTTGCGTTATGACCAGTCTACAGGTGCATTTACTTGGACTAGTGTTGCAGCCTGCAATGTAAAGCGGATTGTTAGCAACACCAGAGCAGGTACTGTGACTGTAGCCGGTTATAGGCAACTACAAGTGGATGGTGTCATCTACAAGGAACATCGCTTAGCTTGGTTTTATATGTATGGGGTCTGGCCTGAAATTATTGATCATATTAACCATGACCGTTCAGACAACCGTATTGCCAACTTGCGATCAGTAAGTAAGAAAGAAAACTCCCGTAATAGATCTAACACTGGTGGGTCTAATACAGGTCATCAAGGAATCTGGTTTAACCCAAAGACTAGACGATACGTCGCGTACATTAAGTACGAGGGTAAGAAGGTATTCCAGAAGTCTTGTGAAACTCTCAACTCTGCTCTAGCAGCAAGAGAAGAGAAACTTAAAGAACTAGGCTTTCATGATAATCATGGTTGCTAGTAACACACCCAAACCTAGGAAAGACACATGAGCATTTTCGCGTATAAAGCAGACGTAGCCAAACCAGCAGCAGACACCTTAGGTGGTTATGAGGTAGCACCAACTGACGTGTATGACGTTGCTATCGAGCTGTGCTACATCACCAAAACCAAGAAAGGCGGTACTGCACTGAATCTGGTTTGTAAAGATCAAGCAGGTAAAGAACACAATCAAGTGCTGTACGTCAGTGCAATCAACGATGCTGGTGAAGAGACCATCACTAGCGTTGGTAAAGACGGTAAGGTTAGCTATCGTTCTGGTTTTCTTCATGCAGATGCCATTTGCTTGTTGGCTGCAGGTAAGCCAATGAGTGAAGTAGCTCAAGAAGATTTTGTAGTCAAGATCAAAGATTGGGACACCAAAAAAGATGTAGCTACCCAAGTCAAAGCTCTTAAAGAGTTGCATGGTAAACGCATCAAACTGGCAATGCAGCGTGTAGTGAAGAACAAGCAAGTGTTGCAAGGTACTAGCTATGTTGACACTGCAGAGTCCCGTACTACTTCTGAATTGGTTAAGTCTTTCCGACATTCTGACAATAAGACTGTAGTAGAGATTACTGAAAACCAACCAGCAGAATTCATGAACTCTTGGCTTGAGAAGTACAAAGGTCAAGACCGTAACTTATTTAAAGCTCCTACAGGTAACGCAGGTCTTCCAACAACTTCAGTACCCCCACTGCAGTTCTAATCCCACAAACTAGGGTAGCTATGGCTACCCTTCTGGAGTCCTTATGGATAATCAAGAAACACAGAATCTAGCTGATGTTGTGCATCACTGGTTTGAAGAAAAGAAAGCCTTCCTGAACCATATGCTTCAGATCCCCGAAAGTATTGAGATTACATCTAATGATGTAGCTCTTACTGATGAACAGCGTGTAGGGTTCATTGCAGGTATCCAATTTGTGTTGGAGAACTTAGATGACTTCCCACTCTCCCCAAACGGTACTAGCATTTGATCCGTCCCTAAGAAATTGGGGATGGTCACTATGCGTAGTAAGTGACACCATAGACGTAGTCGCTTGTGGTGTTATCAGGCACAAGGAAGTGCACAGCAACAAAGCTCAGGCAGATTATCTAACTGCCCGTGCAATCCATAATGACTTGGTAGACCTAATACAGGTGTACAAACCAGATGTGCTGGTAGCTGAGTTTCCTGTAGGAAGTCAGTCTGCTAGTGCAATGATCTCTTATGCACTCTGTATTGGTTTACTAGGTTCTTTAGGTAAGGTTACTCAAGTAACCCCATCCCAAGTAAAGACTACCGTAGGTAATAGCACAGCTAGTAAAGCTGATGTTATTGCTTGGGTAAATGAAAGACACCCAAACGCACTACCCACTAAACATGGAAAAATTCTTGTAGGTGTTTCAGAACACATTGCAGATTCCATTGTAGTGGCTCACACAGCAAAGATCAGAGGATTACTCTAATGCAACTCACCGTAGAAATGACCGCAGAAGACGTAGCACAGGCTATGGAAGACCATGTACTGAAAACCTTGGGCGTCGCTGCTCAAGCTATTGTTGAAGGTGTTTATCCCAACTTCAGTATCAAGGTCAGTGCAGAAAGCACCCCTGTTAAGAAAACCCGTAAAGCGCGTACCACTGCGCCCGTTTTGGATGAAGCAACTGTAGATGTTGAACCAATTCCACTGACCCCACCTGCTGACCTGTTTGCTGTAACTGCGGATTCATTCTTTAGTGAATAAGCTAATAGTGGCTGCATTTGTAGTTATTGCCTTTTGGGTAATAGCTACGATGATAGCCACTATTGCACCAATCCTATTAGGGATTATCGTGGTAGCGGCTATCGTCGTGTTAGCGTTTGATTAGAAGCCAAGCAGTAGTTTAATCGGTAGAGGTTGACCTACTGCACTCAAGGCATCTGTAGCAGCCAATCCAAATGGATTACCTACATTGGTGAATACCAGAGGATCTAATGCACCCATAGTACCCAGTCCATAAGCCAACGCACCTTGAGCAACAACACCTGATGGTTTCTCTTGGATTAGATACATCAAAGCTCTCTGAATACGCATGTAATACTTGGTGTACATAACCAAGCCATTGTCATTCAGTGCTTGCATCTCAGGAGATGTAGGAACGTCATAACTAATAAACATACGATCAGCTACAGCTACTGCATCTTCATGACTTACACCTTTGTTACGCTCATGATTGTAGATGGTGTACTTGGCAGTAAAGTCTGACATCTGCGTACCTGCAGCCAGTAACTTAAAGATGCTGGAGCTAGGCGTCACAAATGCAAATGACAACATCTCTTTAATGGCTGGAGATACCCACTGAGTAGATTTATCCAGCTTATCCATCAAAGCACTACCATAAGAATATTCATCATTCGTTGTACTTATGTCTTCGACAATCGTAGACAACATCCCCTCTTCTAGAAACTCAGCCAATGGGTTTTTAGCCATAGAATCTAAGATGCGGTTTCTCTCTGAATCCAGCGTTGAAAGATTTCCAATACGCGCACTAATCTGTTGTGTCACCTTGACTAGTGCAGCCTTGTCTTTCTGGTATTGAATACCTGCCGCCAAAGCTTTCGAGCTACTTCTGTACACCTCAAGAATACCCACCCCTGCAGCACTCAACATTCCCATGTTCGCTGACTGGTTACCTACTAAGGTACTCAAGTTACGAATCACGTTAGAGCTTTTAACAAAGGCTACAATCTCTTCATTTGCACGCTGTGTACGAATGGCTACTGCCCTAGCTTTCTTACCTGCAGCAGCCTCAAACGCCCCTACAACAAGCTTCTCAAGGACATTTCTCTCATTTGCGTTCTTATCAAATGAGTTACTAACGCTAAGCTTTCTAAAGCCAAAGACAGAACGTAGTACCTCGTTGCTGACGTACATTCCTGTAGTACCAAACTTATCTTCAGCAAAGGCTTTAGTAGCGTTAGGTAACATTGCCCACATCTCTCTCAAAGCTGGATCAGTAGACTCAGTACCCACCAACACAAACTTCTTGGCTTCTTCTGGCTTACTACCAAAGTATTGCTTAGCCAAGTGATTGACCACATTCTCGTTGTGCTTAGGTGACTCTACTTTGTCAAAGATGTTTGCTGCGTAAGCGCCTAACAGCTTGGCAAAGTTATTGTTCCGTTGTAGTAAACCATTACGAGTATTAGCGTCCATCTCGTAGTAGTAATCTAATGTAGTACCGCTATTACTGTAGTGACCGATCATACTTACAGGCTCAACTCTAGGATCATAGTCAACCTGTTTGGCTTTCTTCAGCAAAGCATTAGCTACACCGTTATCAGTCTGCTTCATAGCAATGAAGCGTTCTTTGTCAGTCATGTCTGCTCTAGCAAAAGCTGCAGCACCTTTAGAGTGTGTACTGGTTAAGCTCATACTACCGGTGACAAAGCGTTGCTGACCTGCATCCTTATTCATGAACAACACTCTAGGCGCTTGTTCTGGGTCATTTGGATCTACACGCATCTGGCCTACAGCAATGTATCCACGGTTCTTCATCTCCTTGGCTGTTTGTGTATCACCAACAATCTGAAGATCTCTGTGGGTATTAGAAATCTCAGGCATCCAGCCTTGTTGAATAGATCTCTCATTACCTTCAAACAATGTGTTCTTAGCTTCTTTCTGCAAAGAGGCGTGATACTTCAATACTGTAGCCAGTGCTTCATAGGTGTTGTAGCTCTCTATATTAAACAATCTAGACAGCTCCTCACGTACTCCGCCATTGGTGTATTGGATAGCCTGTACAGCCGTATACCTATCCAGTAGCTCAATTAATACAGGATCTACCTGATCTGAATACTCTTGGCTTCCTACACCCTGTGAGATGCTCAAAGTGTTCTTAACCAAACCTACCCTACCTTCACCAATTGTTTGATATAGGGCTAGATCCTTACAGCGGTTCACTAGAAGCCTTCCATTTTCATAAGCTAGGATTTCCCCTTCTAACGCCTTACGCAGCGTAGAACGCTTCCCTGAGCTACGTAGAAGCTCTTCGATACCTGCAATACCGATACTGTCCATAAGTACATGAACATTGGTTCTTAGTAATCCATTGGTCAATGCAGCACTATTTTTGGCAGTAAGGTACTTACCCTTGTCCTTGAACATCTCTGTGACGTTGGTATAGGTTGCTACAGCGATGTCATCTCGGGTGGCCTGCAAAGACGTATGCTTGCGAATTAAACGAACCATCGCACTCATAGCTTTACTTGGATTATTTAACTCATTCAGCATCTCAGCTTTCCAACCATACTTTTGGTTGGGTAACTCAGAGTCTCTCCACTCTTTAATAGCATCCATTTGCTTCATTAGGTTGCCATTAAGAGTATCAATAGTTACCTCAGCGATACCTGAAAACCTATCTGTTTTAGTCAATGGCTTAAACAGCTTGGAAGTCATAGGTCCAATCTTCTTGAGCATCGGATCAGCCCGTCTGATAGTGGTGTACCAACCATCCAACACAGTCTCAATAGAAGACTGCTTAGATGTTCTATGCACACTAATCAGTTGCTTAGCCAAGATAGGCATCTTCTCAGCAATGGTCATAGCACTACTGGTTTTGACCATATAGCTATTAGCCCATTGGAAGGTGCTCACTACATAAGCCTGCAGCAACTCAAGCAATGATTTATTTTTATTACTTGGCTTAGCTACAGCAAAACCAAGGATAGTAGCTACTTCCTCACACGCTAGTGAAGCTGCAACAAAGCGTGATAGGTATTCATTAATACCTCCATTACCACCTACTCTGAATAAGGTGTTGTACTTCTCAATGGCAGTGTTACGTTGAGATTGAGTAGCAGATAACCAGTCACCATCATGAAAGCTTTCCGGTGTTAGGTTAGTTCTGGCAGCATCATAAGCAGCCCGTACCTGACGATATAGATTAGAAGAGAAAGTCTTGTTTAAGCTCTCTGCAACCACTACCTCAATAGTCTCCATAGCAAAGCGTTCTTTGTCTGATACTGAGAATCCAGCGTCAATCATTCGGGTGCTATAGAGGTTTCTGCCACTAGCTAAAGTAGCTTCCCAAACATCTTTAGCAGACTGATCATTAGTGCCAATCACACTAGTAAGACTATCTAGTACCCCATAGGTCTTGGACAGAACATTACTTACTTGGCTAGCCAGTTTAGCTGCAAATAAGTTAGTGGTATTACCACCATCCAATGAGTCAAACAACTCCCTAGGGGTCATACGATTTACTACAGCCTCAGCATCCGTAAATGTAGGTAGATCCAATGAACCATAATCACCGTTACTAACTTTGAAGGTTTTCTTAGTCATTGTGTTCAGTAAGGCAGCCATAGCAGACTGCTCATTGAATCTATAGTCTAAGCCAAAAGATTCCAACAAACCTTTTACAAATGCCACCAGTGCAGTGGTTACTCCTCTATTTTGTGGAATAACTATTTTGTTGAGTAAGTCTTGAAATGCAGCATCACTCATAGCAACTGCAACAAACTCAGCATTAGTCTTAAAGGCGTATTCATAATAGTCACTCAACTGACCTAACTGCTTACGAGCAGCTTCCCTAATACGAGTAACTTCAGTATTAAATACCGGATTGGTCTCTAGGTTTACTGCCGTAGCTGCATGGATTAACTCATGTAATAAACCTACTGCAGTACCACCATTGCCTTTATCCAGTAACTGAATCAAACCTGTAACCCTATTATACCTACCATTGGTTACCCCCTTATCTAACACGTCTGCAGCACCTACCACTAAGCTGGTATTACCCAAGCTCATAGTGGAAAATTTCTTCCATAGAGCAGCTTCAAGCTTAGCACTCCAATGGTTAGACTTAGATGCAGCAGCTTCTTTAGCCTTAGCAGCAATAACTTCTTGTAGTGCTTTACCTGTGATTCTCTTAGTAGGTGCTACAGAGCTAGTGACTAGGTTACCTACACCAGATACATTCACACCCTTCACAAATGAACCTGTACCATTCACTTCTGTGTAGCCATTAGCGAGCAACCATGTAGCTAACTTGCGGTCACCACTAACGTAGTCATTACTCTCTCTGTACTGCTTAGTATCAATAACAATAGTAGCTCCTGCAGCAATAGCTTTAGCTACCAAGTCCAATGTCTTAGCAAAATTACTAGCGTTAGTAGGTCTATTACCTCCATTTAGAGACACATAGACTTTATCGGTAGCTACGTACTCTTTTTGGTTGACCAACGCTTTATCAATAGCGTAGGCGTAAGCAGCAGTAGAAGTACCCTCAGCACCAAAACCAATGTACTTATTGGAGATACTCCACTTGGCTTGATCCTTATTAGCTACAGCACTACTTACACCTTGACGATTAGGCAACACACCTTTAACAGGTACAGGACTAGCTGTAGCAGCAGGTGCTTTACGCGTATTCAAGCGTAGCCACAAAGCCATTCTACCCTCTGTACTATTCGCTTGAGGATGTTTAGCAATAAACTTCTGAACACCATCCGAAGCCTGTAACTGAGCAGAGTAGGCAGCAGAGAATTCATTAGCTAATAACTCAATCTCTGCAATCTGTTCCTTGTAAGAAGCAGTGAGCTTGGCGATCTGTGCGTCAATACGCGCGTAGTCTTTAGAAGTCAGCTCTAGATAACCTGCTTCAGTACCATACTGATTAATGAACTTTACTTGTTTAAGTTTATTCAGCTTTTCAATGTCTGCTGTGTAAGCTGCTTTAAACCAACCCCTAATTAACTGAGCTACGTTTTTACTAGAGTAGTAATCGCTCTTGTTGGATTTAGTATTTACTGCTGCACCAAAGGACTTAGCAATACTAAACAAAGCTTCATCACTTAATGCTTTGTTAGGATTAGCCAAGTAACCTTTGATAGGTTTCAGCATTGCTTTAATGCCTTGACTATTTAAATGGTACTTAGTAATGGCATTGAAAAATGCACGGTTCTGAGCTTTAGCTACTGCCTGTACACTATCAACTGATGCAGCGTGAGCATCATGTCTGTTAGCAGCATCCATTTGAGCAGCTACAGTAGTTGCTACGTAAGCATCCACAGCTTGAATAGTACCTGCAGCCATACCCAAACCAACTGGCTCAAGTTTTCTTCTGGCAGGGTAGCCAGAGAATGACCATGTCTTATTCTTCAGGTTGGTATCCAAATTGTTGAACTTACTTACTGCAGGAACATCCACACCTTCATAGACAGCTTTACTCCATGAGTAACCTACGTGAGCAGACTCATTAGGGTTTTTACCGCCTAAGCCATTAACAGAGATAATACTGTTGTTGTTCTCTAACAGTCCTGCAAGGATTACATCTTCCTCTTGAGCAGATAGACCTTCAAGGTACTGCTCTACTTGCTCACCATCTTGTTTACCTGTACGGAATGGAAGAGTACCTGCAGCTTTACGCTCAGCTACCTTAGCTGCTACAGCATTTTCATACTGCTGATTAAACAGCTCAAAACCAATGTTAGTAGCTGCTAGGAGTGCTGAGCGGCGTTCTCCCATAGCTCCTGAAATCTCAGTGATGGCTTCAGCAGTAGCTACACCTCTACTGAGGATGTCTGCCTGCATCACTGTGAACTCTTGCTCAGGAGTCAACACTAGCTCTAGTGCATTGTTGATACTTCCTAGTTTTACTGTGGGTACGCGATCACCTGTACTTTGATTCATAGCTGTGATCAAAGTATTAATCGCTACGATTGCAGACTGGAAACCTACAATATCAACAGGTAATCCATTAGCTTTATTATCTACTGCTTGATTGTGTGCAGCTTCCAACATCCCATAGAAACCTTTCACTACTTCTCTAGCACCAGCCCGCTTAATACTAGGGATACTAGCATTGTAGTTAGCAGGGATAAGCATAGGCTTAGCACCTGAGCGACTACCATACTTAGGATCAAGAAGAGCAAGACTAGGCAATACTTTACTTGGATCAAGCAGACCTTTAATTTTTTGGTTCACCCAAGCAGCTTCACTTTCGCTTAGCCCATTACTGAGCATTTCCTCAAAGCGTGCTTTTTGCATGTAGTAAGCAGCTTGTAATCCATCTAGCTTCTCACGCATCACTTGACCGCTAGATGTGTAGTAATCCTTACCCCCTCTAGTAAGGTAGTTGGGTACATCTCGCACAGGACTATCTTCCCCATACAGACCTACTGCAGCCATAAGCTCAGGAGATACTGTTCCGTAGAGAACCTCAGAGATAGCCACACCGTTGTTCACACCATCAGACTCAATAGCCATCTCAGTAGTGAATTTACCGTCCTTGGCTTCCTTGTAAGCAACCAGCATGGTCATAGCCTGTATAGCCATAGGTCCACCACCAGATTCAGCTATAACGCTCTCTAAGGCAGCTCTAGCCTCTGCACTGATGGATTCACCCTGCATAGTCATTTGCATGGCTGTAATCGCTTCCTGTACGCGATCAGTAGCTAGATAATCCATGAATGAAGGGATAAATGTTTCAGCGTTAATCTTGTCAGGGGACTTACCCACAGCGTGTTTCAGATCTTCCATTACAGACCCGATAGACAGAATGAAGTTACCAAAGGTCGTGACCTTACCATCGACGATAGGAGGCTCTACAGTGACCTCTACACGGTGAGTAGCCATAGCCATGAGGGAACGATGGATCTTACTGCCTTGATCGTTTAACGCTGTGCTAGTGACACCCACACGGTTTACTACCCATACATCCATAGGCAAGTAAACGCTAACGTACTCCCCATCCACATTGGTTTTAATACTCTCTACTGTCTCTAATGCAATCATCAAGTCTTTCTTGATGGTTTCATTGATCGCTGTCTGACGCTTACGTTTAACTACGTGAAGGGTCTGTAGCTCAGCATCTGATACAACCCCTAGCATCGAATAGAGAAGCTCAGGATCGGTCTTCAGTAAACCATTGTAAGTAGCCACCATGTCTTTACTAATGCGATATGGCTTACGCATCATTGCAGCTACCTTGTCTGCTAGCTGTGAAGGTACTTGTACGCCTGTGTTGTTAATAGTGGTTTGTGCGAGCTTCTTAGGCGCTCTAGTCATAGGCTGTCTTTTGGCATTGTTAGTACCAAACAGGTTAGCTACAAAGCCACCAGAACCTTTAGCTGTATCAATGACGATATTTACTGCAGCAGTGGTGATGTCGTAACCGTAGCTGTCTTGGGTAGTAGCCAAGCGAGTAAATGTAATCTTATCGTTCATCAACGCGTTAACACGCTGTCCTTCATATTCAGCAGGGATAGCCAATGTGTTTTCATCAATAAATTCATAGATGGCCTTACCTGCTAAAACATCTTGATGCAGCTTATAGACCCATGCAGGCATTACTGAAGTTTCCACTAGCTTGGCAGATTCCATAGTCGCAAATGCTGCAGATCCTAGTGCAAAGATTAGTCTTTCCTTACGAGTAGTTGCTTCATCCTTGTTGCTACTTAAACCAAGTGCAGCATAGGCATTTGCTCCTAGAGACATAATGACTTGGCTTCTCAAGTCACCTCTACGGTGTAGATCGTTGTAAGCCAAAGGATCTAAGTAGCCGTTCTCTGACTTGTCACCAAGCATTTTTCTAATGTCTCTTTCTTTTTTAAAGAGTTTCCCACCATCAGATACAATATGATCATGGATAGCTGCAGTGATTGCAGTCATCAAGTTTTGATCAAGCTTCCCGTCTACCATCATAAATTGTAGGAAGTCCTTGTACCTGTAGTCCTCATTGGTAGATAGCATCAATTGCTCAAGGATGGGTGTTAGTTGTTTATGCAGCGTTAGAAAACCCTGCATAGCAACAATCTGATTGTTGGTCTTATTGGTATCACGAATAGCCGCTATTAATCCACGCACCACAGGGCTGTTGAGGTTGGACATAACGTCTCTAACCACAGTTAGCAGTACTTTCTTAGTCTGTTTGAAACCAGTAATGACAAGGTTAGCTTTCTGGAATCCAGCAACAGACTCACCATTGCTCTCTAGTAACTTGGCTTTTTCTGCAGCTACTACTTCATCAGTTACACCTTCAAAAATAGACAGTTTACCTGCTAGTTCTTTACCTGCAGTAGCTACTTCTTCAGTGGATAGGAAGATGTCCTCTACAGCAGCATCTACTTCAATAGTGACTGTATCATCTGAGTAGATGATGTCACCAAACTCGTCATAAGCGACACCACTATCCTGATAATCAGATTCCTCAAAGCCATCAAAGTTATTACTTGGAGGTTGCTCACTGAACTCTTCAAACCATTGAGTTTCTTCCTCAGCAACTACCGGTGTACTCACAGGTGTAGTTGTACTGGCTACAGGGGTAGTAGTTTGCGTTACTCCCGGAGTAGTGGTGATTGGTGTTGAGTCCACGTTTAAGTAAACACGTTCTACGTTATCCACTAATCGGTTAATAGCAGCGTTTTCTTTTTCAATGGCCTCAAGTAAACCAGAAGCAGAATTACTGGTAACAGTTACTCCTGCGTTGATACGAACACTTGCAGACTTAGGTGCAGCATTAGCAACTGTGTCTGGTTTACCCACTACCCAATCTTTACCTGAACGAGTAACGAAGGTCATGTAACCTTCTTTGGTGATTGAGATAGCCTCTCTAATAGCCTCCTCTTTAGCTGCATGATCGCGTTGAAACTCAGTCAGCTTCTTGTAGAGACTATTAGTAACTTTACCTGTTTTGTCTTTAGTAGCTTGAGCAAAGTCTTGTAGGTACTGAGACAAACTCACGTACTTGATGGACTTACCACCACCACTAGTAATATCACCAGTAACGGTTTCAATATTCTTGGTAGCATTCATCTCAACAATAGATTCAGAAAGAATACGCAGCTTTTGACGCTGTGCATCAGTCAATCCATTAGATAAATCATTAGCTGCTTTAGATGCTCTAGTAGCTACGTCTTTAGTTGGATTAGCACTCATTAGCTCTTCAAACATTGGAAGGTCTAAAGACATGTCACTATCCACAGGTGATTGCAGCCTCTCTAGACTACGTTGCTTAGTAGTTAGCTCTCCAAGCTTACCCATTAAATGCTCATACATAGTAGAAGCTCTAGCCTTTTCTTCTTCAGTAATTGAAGGGTCACTAATTAGCATTCCTGCTTCGTCTAACAGTGCCTGAGTTTCTTGAATTAATTTAGTAAGCTCAGTCATTGTCTGAGTGGCAGCACTACTACTAACTACACCTGCTGTTTCTCCACTAACCTGTTCCGCAGCAACTGGTTCATTTACACCAGTATCTACAGTAGGCTCTTCTATACCTTCCCACATAGCAGCAGGAGCAATGTCAGGCACTGAATCAGCCGTTACAGTAGCTTCTGTAGTCACTGGAGCTACTAGCTCATTGAGCTTATCCCGTAATGCTTTAGACTCTTCTACACGAGCTTTTAGAGCATCTCTTGTAGCAGCGTTTTTAGCGATGTCTGTAGTCAACTTATCAATGGAAGCTGTGATGGCCTCAATCTTAGGTTTCATATCTTCTGGTTTGATTACTGCGAGCTTTTCTGCACCTGCAAGTAACTGCTGTTTTTTAGCTAGCTGCATCTCTAACGAGTTACCGCTCCCTACAACTTCGTCATAGTCGCTCTGAAGCTTATCTAAAGCCTTAGCAGCTTCTGCTAATGGGATAGTACGTTGTGCCTCTGTAGCAGCCTGTGTAGCTGTGTACATAGCTCTGTTGGCAGCTTCGATAGGATCATAGGTAGGCTTACTAGCATCCAGAAGCTCTTCAGTAGGTAGATCACTAAAGGTAGGTTCTTCTACTTTTCCTGAGCTGTTTAATACTTGATTAGCTCCTTTCTTAAAGTCTTGCCATGTTTGACCAGCACCACCCATAGCGATACCTGCAGCAGCTCCTAAGCCAGCAGCAGTACCCACCGAAGTACCTGAGACACTATCAAAGTCTCCAATACCACCACCTTCCTCAATCACCTGTTGTAAGCCTTCTACAGCTCCTTCTGCTAGGGCTACCTTACCAACACCTGTAATAGGTGCTAGTGCCATACGGGCAGTTCCTTTAACAGCAGATGGCTTTACAGCTTTAGCTGCAGTCCTACCCAGCGCACCAAGCATCAGTCTATCTTGGATGAATTCGGACGCACCATAGAGTGCAGAAGTACCTGTCAGCATAGCTGCATCTCTGCTAGAGATGATGTGCTTACCTTCTCTATCTGCTAGCTGCTGACGGCCTCTATTGAACTGCTCACCTGCCATACTAAGACCAGAGATTGCAGCACCACCAGTAACCCCTGCAATGGCTGCAGTAGCTATATATGGCGCAGATTCAGCAAGTATTAAGCCAAGTGCAGAAGGGTCTGTGAGGCCGGATAATGCTGCTGTAGGTGCAGCAGCAGCAACTTGTTGAGCCTTTAATCCAAGAGTAGATTCACCTTTATTTTCTGCTTCATTGATCAGTACCTGCAGTCTACGCACCTCAGGAAGGGCAGCTACTCTACGTCCAATAGCTTCAGTTTGGGAATGATTAGCCCACTCACGATTACCGCTGAGGATGTCACTACCAGTACCAGTAGTCATTTCATTGACTGTGTCTGTGTAGGCTTGAATGCGTCTAGCACGAGACTCGTAGGTGTCATCAGATCCTGCAATCTTTTGAGATAGCAAAGACTGCTCAGCCAAGGATAATGATCTAGGAGTTTCTTCCTGTAGCTTCTGCAGTCTACCCTTCAAGGATGTATTAAAGGGTTCTGCTTCCATCTGCTGACGCAACTCAGCCATTGCATTACCGTGGTCTACCTTCTGACGTTCAAGCTCAAGCATAGTATTCATAACTTGACGTGCAGGTTCGGGAATACCAGAAGAATCAGGTTCGAATGGTTGAGCAGCTAAACCAAGTAACCCCCTACCAATTTGCACTGTGCTACCTGCAGCACCAGCAGCAAAGTTACCAATGTTAGCGGGTACAGCTACAAACGGATTCCCACTAGTCAACCTAGCAGTAGAGAAGAAAGGATGGTCATTTTCTTCTCTGACAATTCTATCTCGACCTTGCTTGATGTATTCATCTTGCTGCTCCCCCAGTTTAATAATATCTGCACTAGGATTAGTGTAATAAGGGTCGTCAGACGTGAAGTCACGAATAGGCGAGCTAACAGAGCTATAAGTGTAATTTACCGTTGGCTTTTTAGCTTCAGTAATAGCAGCTAGCTCTTGTTGCAAGCGTAGACGACCAGCATCTCTTTTAATCTGCTGGTTTTGCAAAGCAGTTACGGTCTGTTCAATATCAAAGTCTGTTTGGTTCAGATCATCAATAGCCATGTGTACTACTCCAATAAAAGAAAATGAGTGCCAGTGGCACTCATTAAACACTCATTCTTACTTAGACAAAAGTCTAAGCTATTAAATAAGAGGCTTGGTTGAAAAACCACCCTTGGCAAGGGAATCCAGTTGTCGTCTGTATTTCTCTGCTGCAACCTTGTCCCTAGCAGCCTTAGCAGCAGCATCTTTTAGTTGCTGTTCCCTAAGCTTCTTTTGGTAAGCCAACTTATCAGCTTCCTCACGCTTCTTAGAAGCAGCCTCTTCAGCACGTTTAGCTAAAACATCTTTAGCTAGCTGCTCTCGAGTGCGCAATACTTTAGCTTTATTAGCTGCGCTAGCGTAGGTCAACTTGTTCCGTGCATTGGAAGATTCATTGTACTGCTCCCTTCTGGATTGTGCTTTCGGCTGTTGAGGTGTAGCTTCTTGCAACCTCTGCACATCTTGGTTTACTCCAGTAGAGGGTCTTCCAACAGCAGACTCTAAAGGATTATCTACTTGCTCTACAGTACCTCTTTGACGAACAGTCTTTTGTTTACCTACTTGACTATTAGGTCTGTCACTTGGATTAGTCAACGCCTTGTTATTGGCTTTGTAATACTCATTGATAATGTATTTACCAAGCACAGTATTATTTAAGCCCCCCATCTCTACATAACCTTCGATACTAACAGCATCGGGATCTACGTTTAGATCCACAAGTTCTTGCTTTACTTTAGCAAGGTTAGTTTTCCATGCTGCATATGCAGTCTCTGTAGGAGGTGCTAACAATCTATCCCGCTGCCCTTTTGTTATATTATCTACTATTTCTCCTAATTCCCGTGGAGACAAGTCTGAAATTAAGTTTCCTGAGTTTGCAGCAGTAACGGTATTCATAATGGCAGCCTTAGTATCTGCGCTAGCATTTACAAATGGAGGGAATTTGTTAAGTGCACTTGTCATACTAGCTGTTGTACCTGCATCAGTAAGCCTAGTACCAAATTCACTTTTTTCTCCTGCATTTCTATTGGCAGCAGATAACGCGTTAGTACCTTCTAATGTACCAAATAGTAGGTTTCTTTGGGCTGTCTTACTGGCCGTATCATATTTCTCTAATGTATTTCTGTTTGCTTCTGCAAAGTTATTAATAACATTTCTTGGGATTAGTGGAGCGGTATTACCTTTAATAGTAGTACCTGTCTTATCATCCATACGCTGCATGAACTCACCTAGAGTAAGTACACGACTAGTATCGTACTGCTCTTTACCATTTACCATAACGCGCGGATAAAGCTTATTACCCCTGATAATTTCAGGAGTCATACCCGCAATAGCACTGATAGGAGTGTTGGGGTTACTAGCAACTTCCCTATAAATCTTAGGATACAGTGCAGGAAACATATACATTCCGTACACGTCGCTAGGTGTAACAGCGGTATTCGGAAACTCTTTCTGGAATTGCTGTGCACCTTCTAAAGCGTATGCTCTTGAATACTGCGTCAAAAGGTTAGGGTTACTTCTAGCAGCCTTCAATACAGCATCATCACCCTGTCCTTTAAATAACTCAGGACTGTATCTTCTAGCCAAATCCAGTAAGGTGCTGTCCACTATCTGTCCCTGACCCCTGGCACTAGAACTAGGATTCTTGCCAGTACCTTCTGCCTTCATAATCTTAGGCAGTGCAGCGTTGGTAGCTTCCTCTGCTGTGTTATATGAGCTTCTGCGATTTTGTGTAACTTCAACAAATCGACCGTTAACAACATTCCACCCACCATTTACAGCTGTACCCCCTTTCCCCGATACTCCGCTCTGGCCATAAGCTGCAAGTTGAGTATCTGTCAGATCGTTGTTACTAGTAGGTGTACTACCGGTAGCTCCTGTACCATCTGTACTGCTAGCAGTACCATCACTTTTGTTAGGCTTATTTCTAAGCACTTGTAGCTTGTACTGTTGCTCCCAGTCTGCATTCGCTTGTTGATCTGCCGCATTATTTGTAGCCGTTATTCCATCGTAAATACTCTTTACTGCTGCGGGATTCTGCACTTCACTTGCTAATCTAAGAGCGTCAGGGAATCCACCTACAGTAGTGGTTTTAAGCAACGCTCTATTAGCTACTGGCCTTTCTAGCTCATAACTTCTATTCAAAGCATTAGTGGCATTACTGTAGGATAGATTTCTAGCATCCTGCGTACCTGCTCTGAACGCTTCCTTGTTGTAGTCACCATTGTAGCCTTGACCTACTAACTGTGCTGCAGCTACAGCACTGTCAAACTCCTCCGGTGACTTAGCTGCATACAGAGGAGCGAGCATAGCCTCTGTATGATCTTTGGTTTGTTTATCGCCATAGGCCACAGCAGCACTTTGAATGCCTTGTAAACCCTGCAATAGCTGCTTTCTGCCTGCATCCATTTGAGACAGGACACCTGTCTCGTCTGCAGGTCTTACTTCATTCCAAGTGATAGCCATGATTACTTGATCCCGTATTTAGCCATGTATTCAGAAGGTTTAACTTCGCGATTAGGATTAGCCCCATAACGCATAGCAGCCTGATTCTCTAAGCGTGAGTTAGTGATACTACGTTGTGCTTCATAGTTCTTAGCAAAAGCTGCTCTAGAGAAATCCAAGGATTCTCTAGCATTTTTGTTTTGCTGGTAACCGTTGTAAGCACCTAACAATCCCAAAGCAGCACCTACACCCCCATTAATCATGTCCTTGTTAGCAGAGTAACCTTGGCTAAACTTGTCAAACATGGATGGTGTTTTACCCATATCCATATCAAAGGTGGGTGTAGTTTCTGTAGGTACTAGCTGCATACCCCCCATGTTCATATTTAGCTTAGGGACTGACTGTCCATAGAACCTGTAGTCACCCATAGGGTCTTTGAACATTGAATAGTTGGGCGTGGTCATAATGAATCTCCTAGGTTGATGGTGGGATCTTACACGTCCAGACTAGCTAAACCCAACAGTCCTTAAAGTAGCTTGGGGTGTAGGTAGTCTAGTATTTAATCTACAGTAGTTAGCTACTGCATCAATACATATCTGAATTGTCTCTGTGGTCATAAGACTCCTGATGTAATAGCTGCTAGGCTCTTCACCTAACGTGTAGTAAGCCTTGTTACTTTCTACAGGTGAACTATAGAGATCAATTTCTTGATCTAGCTCTGCTGCTGCATCTGACAGTAACTTGTATTGAGCTTGAGCATAATCATTGAAAGCTTCTTGTGTTTCTAACACCTTCTCAGTCTCGTAACTCATAGTTTTATTAGCAACCATCAAAGCTACGTTAGTTAGTCTAAGCAGTGCTACTGCACTCATACTGGCTAAGTTACCTACGTTTACTTTACCGGTCACAATGGCTGCAACAATCACTAATGCAATAGACTGCTCCACATTCAAATCTAAAGCCCTAATAATGTAATCCAAGGCTATAGAACTAATGATGGATACTGCTACTACATAGGCAATAGTAGTTATGATCGCATACACAGTCAGTGATTGACCTCCTGTTGGTAGTGCCAATATAACAGCTACTACAAACATAATTGCTTTGAATGGTCCTGTGGCGTACCAAGGTACTTTCACTACTACCTTAGTACCAAACACTAATACCAAACTATCGTTGTATAACCGCTCTACAACCCTACCTGAGTATCTTTTAGCAAAGCTCATATCCACAGGAATAACTACAGATTTACTGTCACTAGCTAATGCAGTGGTTACATGGTTTTGAATATAGAATGCGCCCTGTGTAAACCAATCAATACTGACTCTTTGACTTACTGTGCTAGCTAGGTTGTAGACCATATACTCTCTGTAAGTGTCGCTTGTTAGTTGCTTACGTATTTGTAAGTAAAACTGAGTAGTTCTACTTTGGTGATAATCAACTACAGTAACTAAACACTCTCCAATACCAGCAATCACGCCTGTGTAAGTCTTACCCGCTAACCATTCAAAACCAAAACTAGTTTTAGATAGCTTATCTTCTTTTGCTAAGTTGTAACGCCCCCTGTACTCATAGGTACTGCTTAATGGTAGTAAGTTAAAGTTAGGTACTGTTATTTCATACTGTAGATTAAACAACAAATCAAACCAGTCGTATAAATACATAGACTGCGTTTTAGTAGGCTCTTCTACTTGGATGTATAAACCTACATGAATATCCATGATCTTATCCAAGTCACTTAGGTTCTCATGAAGGGCATCGCACACATCTTCGTAATCCATCCCTAGTCTCTTGGACATTCGCTTATTGTCTTTGAAAAAGTCAGTACCTGCATAGCTCGCATGAGTACCAGCCTTTCCTCCCATCCTGAAGTAGACGTTTGGTGAGTACATAGCCTCATGGGAAGCTGCGTATACGACACTTTCAAGAGTAGGGTTACTACCATCCACCTTGTAGGTAAAGTGCTTGTATGAGCCTCCTACGATGTATCCAGCCATGTAGAACTCCCCTACATTCACTATCACAGGAGGAGTAGCTTCAGCAGTAGGATCAATTACCCCTGTTCCATCAATAGCATTACTCTCGTCATAGCTACCTGATGGCTCATACTCTAGGAAGTCCTCTGTAAGCTCTACTACGTAGTCATGGTCGTAAACTATAGTCCTAGTACCTCCTGACGTTGTATCGCTTACCAGCGAGCTTGTAGGCGTAACTAGAGGGGGTGTTCCATTAAAGGTTGTGGTGTCAGTGGTAGCTGTGATTACTCTGGTTGACCTTAGACGACTAGTCCACCTGAACACGAATAGGTCTTTGTCTACTGTATTCTGTACTTGATAATCTGCCAGTACCCTACTGTTATCCTTAGCTCTTGATTGAGTTACACCAAAGTCAAAAGATAATCCAATAGGATCTAAACTATCTTGATTAATCACCTGATCAATTGTGGCTTCGCAGTAAGCTACATACCCATCCAATAAGTAACAAGGTTGTCCTGTAAGACTGGTAATCCTATTGGTGAGTACGTCATAACCATAACGCGTAGTGAGTAATACCCAAGCCATGTGATAGTTGTTAGCTGCCCCATAGTCCACGTAATCCAAGGTAATAACACTACTCTCTAGGGACTCTATGTAATCCTTGAGGTAATCATAAATAGTATCATTGTCTTGGATTAACTTACTGGAGTTGGTTTTACCAACAGTGTAGTCATCTCTTTTACTTAGTAGCACTGCTCTCCTGTACTTAGCAGGTAAGTTGTTTTGAGTAGCTGTTAAGATGTCCTTGCTCAGGCTACCTGTGCCTGTACCTTTAAGATAGTTGGTTACTCCTGCTTTACCGGAGTAAGCAATCTTGCTGTCACCAAACATTCTAGCTACGGACGTACCGTAGTAAGTTTTCTTTTTACCCATAATCGTTACTCCAATAAATAAGGGAGCTTATTAGCTCCCTTGGTTTACAGCAACTAACTACTAGATAGGTACACTCTCAGGAGTGACACCAACACCTTCATAAGCCGCTCTGACTGCAGCACCAATGTTAATGTCCTGAAGTAAGTTATCTGGACTAACGCTGGCTGTTTCATTGTTAGCACGAGTAAGCCAAGTATCAATCATTAGCTTGGCTAGCTGCTGTTCCCCATTACGTTTGAAACCGTCTGTTTGAGCTTTCAGCAGAGCGTGTTGATAGCCCAATGCAGAGTTAGGAAGTACAGCAGAACCATCAATATTAGCTAACTCAGTAGCCAGCTTCTGTTGATAGACTTGGTTCTGAATCTCTTGACCTGCAATTTCTTTTTGTAACTTGAGGATCTCAAAGCCTTGAGTCTCTTTAGCCATAGTAAGGGTGATTGCTAATTGGAGTGTCTGTACGTAACCCTGCATAAACAAACTACCGTAGTCTTGTTTAGTGATGCGGTCAGCCTGATAAGCATCATCTAAGTGAGCTTTCATAGTTTTCAGCAGTTTATCCAGCACACCCTCCCCACATAGAGACCCTTCAGTAAGGTCACTAATGTCTAGTGCAATAGGCGTTACTGGTTGGATCTCTACTGGAGTAGGCATTACTCGTCCCCTTGTGCTGCTTGTACTTTAGCCAATTCACTCAGCTCAGCTTTGGTTAATGGAGGGAGGATAGTCACACCGTATTCCGGTACTAGCTTGGATTCTTTGTACTCACCATTAGGACCTTTCTTAGTAATCAAGGCTTGATAACGTTTTGCTTGAATCTGATCCAAGAGAATCTGTTCTACGTGAGTGCCGTTAGGAGTACCGAAAGGTACGTAACGCTTTACTGTAGGGATATACGCATTACCTACTGCAAAGAACTCACCTGCCAACTCTTGAGTGTTTGGATTACTGTTAGTGACGATTACACGTACAAGCTTAGTGGCTTCATCCTGTAAACGTTTCCGCATTGCATTGTCAGATTCAACTTCTACTTCTACAGGCTCTCCCAATGCTTCACCTACCAATGCACGAAGCTTATCTGTAGGGATGTTGTCTGCGTAGGTTAAGCCAAGTACACGTGCTCGTTGCTTGAGTGCGGAGCGTTCATCAAGTCCTGCAATTTCATTACTCATGGTTGTTTCCTGTAGACAAAAGAAAAGGGGAAGATAATCTTCCCCTTCATACTAGCAAGAGATTTTACATCTTAGCTAGAGTTTTCACTACAGCAATACGTTCAGGACGCATTGCCAAGAAGCCGTAGTACCACTGAATGGAGCTGAAGCCTGTGTTCCCATATGGGTTAGCTGTAGTGGCTGTAGACTCACCCGGCTCTTTAGTGATGGTGTTGAACTTAACGCTCTTACCATCAGTTTGGAATCCAATGGTAGTGAATGATTCCTTGCCTACAACCAGCATAGGGAAGACATCGTACTTTGTACCTGTTTTAAAGTACGAAGCATCGCTAGAGGTAGCACCTGCACCAGCCCACTTCAGCATCTCAGGAACAACCACAATACGGAACTGATCAACAGTACCTACTTCACCAGTCAACAGAGTGGTGGCATCGCCATACATACGTACAGGAATGAACGCTGGTTGATTATGCAAGTCTTTCATTGCACGCAGCGTAGGAAGCATCTCAGAACCCACAAACATTACACGCGCGGAGTCGATAGTTTTAGTATCGGTCATACGTGAGCCAGTAATGAGGGTAGTGTCCTTGGGAGTACGGTTGTTATCCAAGTCGATAGACAGACGCATCAGATCGCTATACGTCACGATCATTCCGGTGTCTAACGTAGCGTTGGTAGTTGCAGCGCCTGCATAGCGAACCAAGCCAGCAGCGTTCAATAGGTCAATCTGAAGGGCATCTTCAGTCATCTCTACTGCGCCATTCATCAACTCACGGTTTACGTGCATTGCCAGTTCAGCATCGGTATCGAAGTCACGAGCTTCTTTAGTCCATTCATGGAAGAAACCAAAGGAAGTGAACGAACCGGAGATTTCTTTACGTACGAAGCCAACACGGTTTACACGACCACCAGTCTCAGTAAGAGTAGGTAGTTTACTTGGGATAGCACCGATGTCCTTACTCGAACCATAAAGGTTACCATTAGCAATGACAGCACCAGCAGCATCCAAACCTTGGTTGTTGATGTTGCGGTCATCCAGCAAAGGAACGTACTGGTAGACTTTAATGGTTTTGCCGTAGTTCTTAGGCATATTCATTACGTCAGCCAATTGGCTGAAGTACATATCCTTCTTGGCATCTACAATCGCTTTACGCTGATAGTAGAAGTTGTTGAACTGAGTACCTACCGAAGATGGAGTAGTAGGTGGAGCATTAAATCTTTGCATGGGAATATCCTCGTATGCGGGTTAATTGCGTTATAACTTTACAGCTTGAGCTTTGCAAATTCTTCATCTGACATACTCAAAACGTTATGCAGACTAGGGGTGCTTGGTGTTGTGGTTGGGCTACCACCAGCAGACTTACGTTGTTTATCCAAAGCTTCATCCTTAACCTTTGGCTTAATTACTGCAGGCTTACTCATACCTACAAGTGTACCTTGTTGATACAAGTGACCACCAATAGCCATATAGGCATCTAGATCAGTCTGACCATTGAAGTTACCCATAGCTCGCTCACGAGTCAGGATACCTTGAATCTGATCATACGCACCTGTAGCCACATGACTATTCAATTCCAGAATCATTGAGGGTTTAGCCACTAATGCAGCACGACTGTCAGCATCAAACGTATCCAACATCACACTCATAGTGCGCTGATACGTTGGTGTAGCCTGCATCTCGGACAAGGTGTCCTCTAAATCCAATGCAGCAGCGGTTGGAGCTGTAGTGGTAGGCGTGTAGTTCTTTGCCTTCTCCTCTGAGTCAATGTCGTATACGTCAACACCTGACTCCCGTACAAACTTAGCAATGGCTTCAGGACTCTTCTTATGCAGATCAATTAAGAATGCCAACTTACCTTCATCCAAGAGATCAGCGTCTTCTAGCATCTTCGTGTAAGCACGTTGCTGCTTCATACCCTGCATCTTCTTGTTGTAGTTAGCACCCATCTGCATCATAGAGATAATCTGATTAGGATCTTCCACCTTGAGATTCGTACCATTGGCTTTGAACTCTGCTGTAACAGCATCATAAAAAGCTTTGTAATCCTTCTCATCAGTAGTCTCAGTAGCAGTCTCCTCTACTACTTCACTAGCCCCTTCAGCTACCTCTGTGGTCTCTGGTTCATTAGCAACTTCAGTTGTACCTTCAGTCTCAACCACTTCCTCTGTGGATTGAATCTGTTCTGGAGTCATGTTTAACAGTTCGTCATCGGACATCCCTGCAAGGGTGTCTTGGCTAATCTGTTCGGTTGTCATACGTTATCCTCAGTGATTGCTTCTCGCGTGAGCATTGCTTCAGAGATTCTTTGGTTTGCAGTCTTAGATAGGTTACGGACATTGGCAAGGTACAGACTAAAGTAAGCAATAGCATCAATCCGCTCATTGCGCTGAAGTTTACGATCACTATTGTTAAGACACTGAGCATCAAGGGTAGTGCGTAATAGCTCCTCCTTGAGATAACCCTGTGCGATTAACAACTGAAAGTCTTTATTCAACGTCAACCGCTCTAATGCTAAACCCAACTCTAATTCATGTCTTGCAGTGGCAATATCTGCATCCACCTCTAATAAATGTTCCATTGAATACTCCAAAAGAAAACAGGACACCTACCCTGCTTTCTCGGATGCTACCACAAATAATTATTCTGTATAGCCGTTACTACTCTCCTGCATAGCCAACTGTTGCATTAACTTACTCTTGTGGTCTAAATCCACCTTATCAAGCATAGCTTGTTGCTTAACAGCATTGGATTCTAAATTAGCCATGTTATTGGCATGGAGCTTATCCATTTCTCTAGCATGAGTAACACCATCAGCAGTTTCCCCCATAGCCAACTTATGCTTATTAGCTGTAGCCAATAGATTCTCAGAACGAGACTGTTCTGTAGAAACCTTGGCTGACTGCAGATTAACCTTAGCCAAAGCTTCTTGTGCTTGAGCACGAATTAGCTCTGTTTGAGCTTTCAGATGATCCAACTCTGCAGCGGCTGTCGCCTCTTGTTGTGGGTTCGGTTGGGGCTTAAAGTTCTTAATGGCATGGGATAAATCAGGCATTTTTCTCAGTTTAAACACATCAGCCAAGAGTAATTGCACCATGGATTGATCAACACTGTTACCCACAGTTTGGAGCATAAATGCTAACTCTTGAGCCTTGGCTTCATCAGCCTCTGCAGTAGAAATACCTAACCGTAAGTCAAAGTTACCCATGAGATCATCACGCTTAATCGTAATGAATTTCTCATTAGTAATCCTCACCACTTCTTTCTCTTCGAGGAAGACAGCATTCATAGCAATGAACTTTCTACCTACTTGAATCAAACCATTGCCCAATCTACGCAGAATGCTCATTTCCCTTTTACTAGCAGCATCCAAAACACTTCTAATACTAAGGGACGTACTAGATGAATTACCCAATGCCTGCCCTGTTAAGCCAGTAGAAGAAAATCCCTTAACGCCTGTCTGAGACTCCGCCTCATTATTTAACATCTGCAACATAAAGCCAGCAGAGTTAGGAATCTCTGGGTATAGATGAGTGTGGATGTGCGCTCTAGGATCAGAGTTAGGATTGAACTCGTAGTTCTGACCACTCTCAAACTTACGTCTGTTAGTTGCATCCAATAGTGTCTTACTAATACCTGTTTGTGAGTTAGCAGATCTACCCATGAGATCAATCATACCCCTAATTAACGCACCCTGAATCTTCTGGTTATCTTCAAGTAATGCACCATCTGGCTCACCGTAGACAGCCTTACGTACAGGTAAATACTGCACCAATACAAACGGTAGCTTCTGATCCGGGTAGGGGTTCTTTTCCATCCGAATAAGTGTATTACCTACCCACGTAGCTACAAACGCTTCAGTGATACCATTGCCTTCAATATCCCTGTAACCCCAATACTCATAAGCAACAATCTTCTTACGTGGATTATCCTGAAACTTGAATGCAGAACTATTACTTCCAATAGCAAAGTCAGGCTCATTCAACACAGAACTATTACTCATAGCATCATCAAGGTTAATGTATTTACCTGATCTACGTAACTCAGACAAAGAAGTTTCAAACGCGTAAATAACAAAACCTGCGTTATTTAAGTTACCCATACAGGTAGGATCAATGTAGACGTTCCTAGAATCGCAGACTTCAACCATAGGATGATTCTTAATAATCTTATCAACCATCTCTTCCCTTGGATTAACTGCCTGCATACGCATAGGTTGTTGAGACTGAATAGTCATCTCAACACTCATTTGTACTTCTTCAGCTAAGTTCATAAATTCAGAAGGATTCTCCTCCTTCATTTGGATTAATCCTTGCAGCTCTTCCTGATAGCTAGGATCTACACTAGGAATGTAGTCATAAACTACTTTCTTTTCAGGTCTACTTTCATACACCCAACAAGTCTTTAAAATAACCGTACCTTCATCAACCGCAGTACGAATGTAGTTATCAATAAACGCTACTTTGTCTAACTTGGTTTCAAACTGATTATTCAACACAGTAGCATTCTGTTCTGCAGCAGACTTATCTTCCCAAGAAACAGGTGCAACATCAAAGATACTAGTATTGGATAGGAACGGTTCAGAAAGAGATGCGTATCTCCATTCTGCCTGCTTACGAATCAACTTATTTACTACAGTAGACCTACCAGCAGGACTCTTTACTGCTGCTGTACCTTTACCATGATAGTTATCATCGTAGGTGTTTAGCTTTGCTACTTGCGTACTATGAGAACTCCTACACTCGTCCAAATCTGCTTTCAATTCAGCGAGTGTAGGTTCTACTTTCCAGTCTGTTAGTGCCTTAGCACCATAGAGTTTCATTAATTCGGTCATCATAATCACCACTGTCTAGGATGACCGAATCGTACTACCTAGCTAAACACTATACAAAGCCTCTCTCATAGAATTTATCCTCCATGTATCCGTCAGACACGTCTAAACCAGTATTCTTCAGCCTTGCACAGGCAGCCTCAAACTTCTGCATGTAGTTATTACCTGCATGAAAAGGAGCTTTATTAGGCAAAGACTGAAGATCCATAGGTGTAAACACCTTATGTGCCACGTAGTACAGCAACGCGTCTAGGAACGCTATAGGAAGCTCTATAGGCACTGATGCAGGGTTAAAGGTAGCTAGGTTAACTACCCCGACTCTAGCAATTTTGGGATGATTGGCTTGGTAAACCAAGGTTAAATCATTATTCACCACCCCTGAACCTATGATCAAGCTCTTCATATCAGGCGTATAGACAGCGTTATCAACACATCCCCTACTTGGATAGCGGTTGATAGGTATCGCCTCACCATAAACGTCGTAAACCTCCAATAGCTCAAGCACATCCCCATCCACATCGAAGCTGTAAGTATCTACACCCTCCATACGTACAATGGATTTACTCTTCTGCTTCAGGTTAAAGCGGGTATACAGCTCGGTTAAGCCAAGGTTAATCAGAGTAATGAAACGGTTGTACTCCTTCACTGGCAGATACCCATCATCGCTTAAACGGAGGTTTTTCAACTCCCCATCTACTAAACCATTGAATACATCATCAAGTGTCATGACTGTTCTCACACGATATAACTGGAGGTACTACCATAATCTAAGTCACTCCCAAAGTCGTATACACCACCTACAGTCTTAGTAGGAGCTTCTACTGAGGGATACCAGATCTCCATCATAGGAAGCATAGAGACCGTGTCAATGAAGTCATCATGCTTAGACTTAAACCCACCCACAGATGTAAGCAATAACTGAGATACCGCTTCCTTGTACTCAGGATTAGTCTTTAACTCTATAGGAAAGTAAAACTTACCTGCTTTAATACTAGGAAGTATTACGTTAAACCTTTGCAACTTAGCAGTAGTAGGTCTGATACCTGCCTGATTAGAATTCCCCTTGGTAGCCAAATTAAAGAAGATATTCTTTTCTAGCATCTGCTGTTCAATCCAAGGAATAAAGCCTCCTTGTTGTCCAGTCACTTCAATACCTACAGACATTGGTTTGTATTGCTGGCACAACCTAAACAAGTCTTCAATGTTTACATCCATACGCTGGCGCTTCAACACTAAATCCAATAAGTAATAATCTCCATTGTTGTTTACTGCCCACACACTAATACACGAGTAGTCTGCTAACTGCTTTTCACTTGTGGCAAAGTCAGTGGTGATATAGATATTGAAGTTACCTAACAACTTCATGGCACTAGTTCTATTAAACCAGCGAATATCGTTGATACTCACTAATCTATCGTCCTCACCCATAATGCGTAGCATCAACTCCTGATTGAAACTATCTACCCTACCTTCCAACATAGCCTTGTTATACTGAGCTTCTACGTAATCATAACTAAAGCGATCTTCCCACGAGCCTCTAAATTCCTCTCTAGTACAAGGGAATCTCTCGCATACTGGATACACGTTTACTTTCCAAGCTCCAGACTCAACTGCAGAATACAAAGGATCGTTAGCGTTAAAGGGAGTACCGCTCCAAATCACCATAGACTTACTAGGATGTAATGCGTATTCAACCGCCTTACTTACAGTGTCTTTAATAGATGCAATTACAGTAGGACTTCTAGCATCCTTGTCTGAAACCAAGTCATCAAGAATAGCTAGGTTAGGACGTGTAGCTAACTCTTTAGCACCACGGACACCAGTATTATGTGTGCGTACATAACCAGTCGTGATGAACTCCCTAGACTCGTTGTTAACCGCAATACATTGACTAGGAGCATCTGCAATACGCTCAATTGATGTTACGCAAGCATCTTTATTTTTTGGTACAAAGCGTACTCTCTTCCTATCTAAAAGGAATGGGTTAATGGCAATCCATATTTCTGTCCTAAAACATTTTGACTTGCTTTGTGGATAAGATTTACTTGCCATACCACCCAAAGATCTTACTAACTTGGCTACATCATCACATAGTCTTAGAGATGCGCTAGTAAATGAGATCCTACCTGAATTGCTAATAGTACCGTCCGTATCTAGTAAACCCTGTAGCAATGCAAGTCTTTGCGCAACAGAGCTATAATAATAACACTCAGGAATAAACTTAAACTCCCCTCTCACATTAAGAGATAAGTATTTTAAAGAGTCCCCTAACTCCCTAATACTTTGGGTTACTGCGTTGGATCTAGGATCTTTGCGCAGCTTACCAAAAGTGTAAGGTACTTGTTGGTGGTAATGTCCTATGTCATCAATATGCGCTGTTAGCTCTACTGACCCACATTCTTTTCTAATACGACCATCTCCTATAACAACACCTAGCGTGTAAGGATCTACAGGTAGTACCGCCTCTGAGTATTCTAACGCCGATACGTTAGGTATCTTTACCAACCTTTTACTACTGACCCCCAAGTGTTTAAGGTTACCTTTCTTACTGTGGCTTAGAGGCTGCTTTAATAACTCCAGTGTAGTCATTACTCTATACTCCCATTTAGCAATGCCATTGGGTTTAGTATTTACAAGCACGCTATTTAAATGATCTTCACTGACCTCTATAAACCTACCGTCTTCTAGAGAAATACGGTACATCGGCTTATTGAACACCCCGCTTTTAGCCACGATTTCTGTGAGTAACCCATCAGATCCGTATATATGATCTCCTACCTTGCACTCTCCAATAGTGGTAGTACCTGTAGCAGTAAAGAGTAAGCTGTTTAATGATAGTGCTTGTGCTCCATAACCCTTAACTACTAACTTTTTTCCACTGAGGTTAACGAACTCATAACGAATATCCGTAAACTTAGCGTGTGGTACATACTTCTGTAAGAAGTCTGAATTCTCCCATCTGTATTGTAAGTTTCTTCTCATATTACTTACACCGTTATCAATAGAATCTGATACGTACAGTGCTACATCAATATTCCCAAAGTTAGGGATTCTCCCATAGGTGGCAATGTAGAGAAACATGTACTCAGCCATCACAGCAGTTTTACCACTACCCCTATGAACCATGTTAATAACTCTAATCTGTTTGGCTTTACCAATACAGCTAACCTGATCAAGCATCTTTAAATGGAGTACAGGAGTTTTATTCTCCTCGCCTTCACCACCATTAACTAACTTGATGAATGTCACAAACTCTAATGCAAAATCACTAGGCATATAACTAGGATCATGATTGTAGCTAACTGAATCCAACCATTCATCAACACTCTTAGCTGTTATCTTCATTATCGTATTCCTCTGTTGGTTTGATAATAGACTCGCTAGCTACATCTACTACTGTAGCTGTACCCGAAACAATCTTAGCTTTCTGCATAGCAACAAACTCTGCTACCTGCTGAGACAACTGACTAATACCATCATCCTGTTTAACCTCAACCTTCACATCCACTTTAGTAGGTTCAGGCGGTTTAAGATGAATCAGTAAACTATTAGCAGCATCACTCCTAACCTTCTCACTATTAGCACTCTTCATTAACTCTGCTTGTACGTTAATAGCATCTTGATACAGAGACTGATTAAGTACATAGGAAGGAATCATGGTCTGAGCAAAGATAGCGTTGACTAACTTGTTCTTGTTGTACATGGCTACATAAGCATGGATTGTATTAGTGCTTACACCATCATCCACTAACTTCTTAAACCTCTCAGGATGGGTCTTACTGTAAGCCTCAAAGTTACTATGCCCCATGAGTTTATAAGACACGTACATCACTGCCTTCACATAGTCAGTAGCTTTAAACCTACCCTCTTGGAGTACACCAGTGTAAGAGATTAGGTTCTCTCTAAAGTGCTTCTGCATAAGAGAATCACCCAATACAGCTTGCATGTACTCAATAGTACCTGTACTAACACTATCTCTCATGTGCTTAGGCAGTAATGCCCTTAACTCTTCTAGTTCCATGTTCCAATCCTCAAGTGTGAATTCACTACTGTAGTTTATAGTGGCATTCAACTTTCTAGTAGCTGATGTTTTATTTTTTA